ATTACAAGGACAAGCCATAGGAAAAGGATGTATGCGGTGAAGATCGCTGAGTGAACAGGGTCTATACATACGGATACCTTATAAGTGACCGCATGGCGAAAACAAGACGCTTATCCATCTATTTTGACTGATTGCTTTTTTCTGATCTTTCAAAGTAGGGGATAAATCTGCCTTCCAGCCGTATTCCATAATTGTTCCCACATGATAAAAACCCTCAAGATCTACAGTCAAGTTTAATTACGAAGAAAAGTAGAAAAATATAGGATTGTTTAAGACCTGGGGGAAATGATTTACTAAGATAGAGGAATAAATAAGGGAATTATAACTTACTTGGTTAGAGGATAAGGGGATGGATGGTTAGAATATGCCTTATTGCAGAATTAGGTTTTATCAATCAGATATAGTACGTGAAATTTAAAATAATTTTCGTTGTGTAAATTATTATTATTAAGTATTTCGTTGAAATAAAAATATTGTTTTTTACTGAAATCTATTATTATTAAAATTATATTTTTAAATTTAATAGGTGGGAGATGTTTTAATAAGTGGGGAAAATATTTGGTGGAATAATGTCAATTATGTTTTTAGTAATGGGTATTGAGGCTAATGTGAAATTAAATCCAGAATGGCATCGAGTAGATAAATTAATGTCTTTTTGGACTACAGTAGCTATTTGTTTAATGTTTATACTTTTGCATTTTGGAAAAAAACAAGTTTTGCAATATGTTGATGATCAACGCGAATAAATCAAAATTACTGTGTTAACAGAATTTGAAAATGGATTGCTGGATCAAAAGATTGAAGCAACCGTTGCAAATAATTTTGAAATAAATAAAGATCGATATACTCAAAATATAAAACATGAAGTTAATATTTTCATTAGAGACTCTTTAGATGCGATGTTTGATAGAGAGTTTCAAATACATTCTAATGCTGTAAATGATAAAATTTCTAATTTAGAAAGGTTATATGCGATTAATTTAATTAATCAATCATCTAATGAACAAAGTAATATTGGTGTTGATGCGTTGATGGATATAGTAGGATTAAATAACAGACACAATTCAGTATCTGAGGAGGTTCGTTAATGGATAAAAATATATTACTTACACAAGATTTTATTGACAAGATAAAGGACTTGGATTTAACAACAAGTGAGACAAATAAATTACAGAGATTTATAAGGAAAATGCACAACCCTGACAGTAAACATTTCTATAAAAAATATCCATTAAATACAGCTGAAAATCAAGAAGATGATTTTTATCTTTTAAGACTTTCAGCCAGAATGCGTATGATTGTTAAAGAGGATGAAGATTCCATCATTTTAATTAATATTTATACAACAAGTGAAATGAAAACCTCAATGAAAACTTCATTGATGAGTTTTTTCGATGATGCTAACGAGATAAATAAAACAAACAAATTTTAGTTGGTATTTGTTCTGTACTGTATTGTAGGCCTTTCTAATAATTGTTTAGAAAGACCTACATTTTAGAATTTGAATTATCTAGATCGCATCATACTACAGATAAAAAAAGACACCCTAAGGTGCCTTCCTCCGACTTGAACCACTTTAATTTTAATAATATGTATTGGACGCCAATCCGAATATTATTTTACCACGTTAAGTAATGTTAGTCATTGAGAAAAAAAGAAAAGCACTCTTTCGAGTGCCTATTTTAAGCAGATACAGCAGCTTTGTCCTTACGGAAGATACCCATTAAACCACCGATTAATAATAATACTCCTGGTAATAAGTAAATGATAGAGATACAGATGAACCCACCGATAGCAGCAACTGTCATCATGATACCGCCAACTTTAGCGTTCTTCTTAACTACTACGCAGCCAACAATCCCTAAGATTGATAAAGCAACGGCTCCCCATCCTAAACCGATGATGCTGTCTGCACCTTCCGCTTCGAACGCAGCTCCCATACCACCGATCATTAAAGCGACAAACGCACAAATAATACCAAAAATACCACCAATAAGACCTAATACAAATTCAGTTGTTCTTTTCATTTTAATTTCTCCTTATTTAGCCACGTCAAATTCGAATTTCACAGATTTTTCATCAAATGTAAATGTCGGCTTGAATGTACCGACGAATTTATCACCTTCTGGAACGTCAAATGTCATTTTGTTAGTGATTTGGTTACCTGGTGCAATATTTTCATTTACGAATGAATCTCCTCCACCAAAGTACTCTTTGAATTGGTTGCCGTCAGCATCGGCAATTTTTAATTCAGAAGTTCCGAAATATATATCTTTCTTGCCGTTGTTTTTAGCATTGAACGCAATTTCTAGAACTTTCCCTTTCTCAGCTTTGATGTATTCGTTAGGTTCAACGAATTTAGCTGAACTGAAAGTTAGTTGTAGACCATTAACTTCTACTGTGTCCCCAATTTTATAAACTTTGTTTTCAGTAGATGCTTTTTTGTCCTTTTTTTCCTCTTGTTTAGGAGTATTGTCTTTACTTACTTCTTTAACTTCTGTTTCACCACATGCAGCTAAACTAAAAGCAAGTGCTCCTGCTAAAGCAATTGTACCCATTTTTTTATACATTTTCGTTCCTCCAGTTATGTAAAATGTAAGATTTCCGAGCTTATCATAGCAAACTATTCATTCGAATATTGTCATATTTTGTCGAACGAAAATAAAAAAAGAGAGCCTAAGCTCCCGTTGGATAAATCGGTAAAATTATGTAAAATTTTACCTCTAGATATTGGAAAACATTTCTTTTATGATGAAACCAACAGAAGTACAGCTTGGCATTTCCATCATAGAATATTCTTGTTGTTTTGCAGCATTTCCACGTACAACGAAACCTGCTTAGCAAAACGTCCTTTCTGACGCCCATCAAGCTCCTCATAAGCTTTTTTGACGTCACTTTGTAGTAATGCTAGTAATGCATCATCTTGCTCGTTCTCGAAGTTTAGGAGTGTGTCTGTAGAAATACGGAAAATCGACGCTAAAGTTTTGATGCTCTCAACATCTGGCTGGTGTCGATCTGTCTCCCAATGTTTCATTTGACCGTGACTAAAACCGTATTTATCAGCAAACTCCTCTTGTGTTAAACCTGACTTTTTTCTAAAATATTTAATAGTTTGGCCTAATGTTCTCATAATTCGAGTATAGTTATCTGACCATCTATATACCACAAAAGTTAGATATACTAACAAAATAGACGAAAAAGTTAGGGGTGTACGAAAAATAATTTTTATATAGAACAAATGTTTGTTTGGTGGTAAAATATGCACATGAAGTCTTCATGCGTCTCATGCATTATTGCATATTTTAATTTTATGTCAATTGAGAAACCTTGTTGTACAGGGGTTTCTCAACTTTCTCAACAATTGTCAGGTAACTCCATGACCGAATTTTGGGAAAAATGTGTTATTATGAAAACATTAAAATAAACGGACGTAAAAAAGACTCACAGCGTGTACTAAGGTGCAGCGAACACCATAGTACCGCTTTCCCTACCTCAGCTAGGGAAAACACTTACTGCAAGTCTTACATAAATTATAACACATCTTTTGAATGTAGTGACGCGTTTTCCTTTAAAAGTTAAAAACTGGGTATAACGTGTCTTTTGTTCCGAACAAGGGGGACAAATATTGTGCAAGAACTATTAACTAGAATGAATGAAAAATTAAAATCAAACGGTTACACTAACAGGAAACTAGCTAAACGCTTTGATGTAACACATACTACAGTAAATGGTTATTTCAATACAAAAGGAAAATTCGATTTCATGCATTTTGTTGACGCACTAAGATTATACCAACCAAATGATGTTGAATTCCGTAGAAAATGGATAAAAAAGATGATACACCATTTATCACATAAAAATTTAAAGTTAGCGTTAGAAGTGTTAGATATGTTTGGAGAATATGATCTTCAAGATGTCGTAATGCAACAAATAACAATTCCTAAAAACAACGCAGATGAAAAAGAAAAGAAAAAAGGGAATTCGAAAACTGTACGGATAAACTTAAACTTAGTTCCTTTATACAGAACACTGCGAGCAAGAAGTGAAAACACAATTACTCCTAAGATGTTCTTTGAGAAAGTTGATAAAATGAGAAAAAAACAAAAGTATACAGACAATGAGTTGGTAATATTATCAGTTTTAAATACAATATACTCTTTTTTCGATTTAGGTAATTACAAAATGGTTAATGAATATATCCAGCAATTATTACCTGATATTCTAGAAATCAAATGCCATACCTTAAGGGATTCGTTTTTATTAAGAATAAAAGAAATGAATGTTTTCGTAGAATTACACGAAAATAATTTAGATAAAGCTCGTAATTTATGTTTTGAAATAATTAATGATGAAACGAATTGTTATATTAGTACTAAAGCCGTAGCATATTGTAAAGTTGGGGAAAGCTTTATTTTCTCTGATTATCAGAGAGCGAAAGAGTATATGGAAAAATCATTAGACATTATTGGAAATCCAGTGAATAGAAAGTTGGAAATAAGACGAGAAAAAGTATTAAATACGCTTTTGTTTTTAAGAATACATCATGAGAAAGATCTACACACTATAAATCCCGAAGATCTAGATGAAGCTGAAAAGGCATTTTTATATGTAAAGTTAGGTGAAAATGAAAAAGCGATTAAAATTTTACAAACTCTACAAAATGAAAATGGTTATCTTAGTAGTTTTCAGTTGTATTATATGGGTCTCGCAGTTGGGGGGGAAGAGGGGAAAAGATACTTAGAAATGTCCGCAGAAAGTTTTTCTAAATCAGGAGATTTCTTCTATATTTCACTACCAAAAACAGCCCTGAAATGTTATAATTGAGGCATATATAAAAGGTGGTGAAACACTTGAAAACAAAGATTATTAAAGCAATTTTATCTATTGCTGCTGTAGCTTGTATATCTGTGACGGCGTTCCAATTTACAGATCGAGAAGCTAATGAGGCTCAAATAGAAAAGTATATGGTTGATCCTGGCCCAGGTGGCGGTTAATAAATATATATATATTTAAAATGACAGTGTCGAATTCGACACTGTCATTTCTACTTTATAGGGAGTGGAAACATTTCGACGCAAACGACAAAAACTTTCCACTTTTCATGATTCACAAACTACTATGAAGATATTGGAGGATGTTGGGGATGACAAAAGAGCAATTAGTGAGAATGGCTGCGAAATTAGGTTTAAAACAGGGGAATCCAAAAGCAGAGGACATTTTAAAGATTGTCCTTGATGAATCATATAAGGAAAAACCAAATACATAAAAAAGAAGACTGCCGTGTAAGGTAGTCTTCTTTGATTAGTCATTCTTTTTATTTTGCATGTATGTCACATACATTTCTAATTGCTCCCAAGCTTTCTTTCGTTCATCCTCAGGAAGACTCTCTATTATTGCTAATATGTTCTTTCCTTCTTCAGATACAGTTTTATCTTCTTCTTCATTTAGTTCAGGGTCTTCCGATCTCCCTAATAAATAATCTGTAGTTACTCCGAAATAATCTGCTATCTTTTCTAATGATTCTCGCCCAGGTGACTTTTTACCCTTTTCAAAATAAGAAATAGCCATTTTAGATACTCCAATAGCATTACCCAGTTGCTCTTGTGTTATCTTATTATTTTTCCTGAGTTCTTTAATTTTTTCCCCGATCAATATTAACGTCCCCTTTTACTAAAGTGTTTATGATACATAAAGTATAAAGTAAACATAGTGTTTACCACAAGATAAAATTTATTCGAGTTTTTTTAAAAAAAGTACTTGAAATAAACTTGAGGTTTACTTATAATGAAATCACAGGCAACGAAGGGAGGAAATAACTTGAAGCAGTTAAAACAAAAACGACTAGAAAAAGGGATGTCTTGCCAAGACGTTGCCGATAGAGTCGGAATCACTAAAATGCACTACTGGTACATTGAAAATGAAAAAAGAACTTTAAAAATAGACTTAGCAGAAAAAATCGCAGTTGCTCTTGAGGAAAATCCGAAAGACCTTTTTTTTAACAATTAAAGTAAACCTCAGATTTACAAAATGAAAGGAGTAAACCAAATGAATAAACTTGAAAAATTCTCGCATAACATGTTCGGTAACTTAGAAATTCTTATTAAAGAGGGGAAGGAATTCTTCCCAGCAACAGATGTTGCAACTGCATTAGGTTATTCGAATCCAAGAGATGCAGTAAAGAAACATTGTAAAGAGGATGGGGTAGCGTTTTGCGACGTCACTGATTCTTTAGGAAGAATGCAAGAAAAGAAATTCATCAACGAACCTAACTTATACCGCTTAATTGTAAAGTCGAAACTTCCACAAGCAGAACAGTTCGAAAAATGGGTGTTTGAAGAAGTACTTCCTTCTATTAGAAAACACGGAGCATACATGACAGATCAAGCGCTCGAACAAGCGGTAACTAATCCAGACTTCATGATTGGTCTTCTTACAAACTTAAAAGAAGAGAAAGCAAAACGAGTTGAAGCAGAACGAACACTCTTGCAACAACAACCGCTTGTAACATTCGCAGAAGCGGTGCAAGTATCAACTAACCTAATAACCGTCAAACAGTTAGCAAACTTAATGAGACAAAAAGGAATCGACACAGGACAAAACAGACTCTTCGAATGGTTTAGAGAAAACGGATATCTTTGCAAGAAAAGAGGTAGCCTGTACAACACGCCAACACAGTATTCAATGGATTTAGAGTTATTTGAATCACAAGAATATGTAAGAACAAATAGTCAAGGCGAGTTCGTAACATCATTCACTACAAAAGTTACTGGGAAAGGTCAGCTTTACTTCATTAATAAGTTTCTTGGAAAGGAAGCGATGTAGATGATGGAAGAGAGCATATTCTCGCATTTTATGATACTGGTTCTAGTTATTGGACTTGCGGGATTCATTCAACTCATGGAGTTCATAAACAAACGTTTGATTAAGGATGAAAAGTGATGGATAAACAGCAACGTGATGAATACGAACAAAAGAAACTAGCATGGATCATAAAGGATTTAAGAGCTAAAGGGATACATAACAGCGCAGATAAGGTTGAGGAAATGCATAAAGAGTTTATAACTTTAGCTAAATAGGTAATCAAATTTGAATTTTATAAAGAAACGGGGAATGGATATGGAAAAGTGGACAGATGAAAGAATCGGTGCTTATAAGCGATATGTTGAACAGGATATTGCTGATATAAAGAAATTAGAGCAAGAGTATACAGAACTCCAAAGTGCTGCTAGAGGAAAAATCGAAAGAATTGCACGCATTAATTCATGTAAAGGAAATTATGAAGGTGAACTTTATTTACAGGGGTGGGAGTTTAAAAACGGTGAGTGGGTGCAGGTTCATAAAACTGAATAAAATCCTTATTCGATAAGATAGGACAAGCCTTCGCTTGTCGGAATATTCAGGAACTACATAAAACCCAGTACAAAAGGTGCTCCCCCACCAATGCAACTGTTCCTGGATATTCCGATGCGTGAAAGCATCAACAAATGAGAGAAATGGGGAATTGAAAATGGATTTAAATTTAATGATTAATGACTCTTTAGCAAAGTTAAAAAATGAAGGTTATGTTGAAAAGATAGTTAAAGCGCAGTTAGAAGAAACAATTAAAAATGTAATTGACCGTTCTTTAAGAAGTTATAGTGATTTTGGCGAAATGCTTGAAAAACAGGTAAAAGAACAACTTCAAATTAATCTTAGTGAATTGGATATCCCGTCTTATAACCACTTTATTGTTGCGACTATCCAAGACCATTTTAATGCGGTCTTACATGAACAAGGTGTTAATCGAATGAAGGAACAGTTAGATGAATTACTTCTACACTCAAAAGAAGAGTACAAGCTGTCTGAGCTTATGAAAGAGCTGGTGGAAGAAATCGAAGATTTAAATGAAATTGGATATGACGAATACCATGAAATGTCGATGCATATAGAAGAAGGCTTTTTAACATACGTTTACTTTGACGCTGAATCTGACAAGGATAAATACGATTGCAAATACCAAGTTTGCGTAAATAAAAAGAGTAACGTAGTTGAGAGTATTAAAATTCGTGAGAAAAATCGTTATTCAAGTTATTCAACAAAAGAAGTTAAGGAAAAAACATTTGATACGAAAACGATAATGGGTGGTTTTTACGGAATGGAACAAACTCTATTTAAAATGTATGCACGTAAAGCGAAGTTAATTATTGATGAAGATGCAGTTGAGCTTGAAGTAACCAATCCAGAATACGATTGATCAAAACAAAATAAAAAGAGCCGACTACGCCTAATAATCGACTCTTTTGAAGAAATGACTCAATATTCTACCTCTATTATAACACGGTCATTTCTTCTAAGTAAATAACTACTGAGTGGAGGAATGTGGAAATGGTTGAAAATCCTATGTTAATCGGTAATCATCACGATTCATCAGCAAGAGACTTCATTGAATACTGTGAAGGCTGTCAGGGAGAAATTTATTACGGTGAAAGTTGCTTAGATTTCGATGGCGATTACCTACACACAGAAACAGAGTGCATCAAACAATATGTAGAGTCGCGTTCTACAGAGAAAGTAGCAGGTGAATAAGATGGAAGCAAACGTACTTATAACAACCGAAGATATGGCTCATGAACAATGGTTGGAAGCTAGAAAAGCAGGTATTGGCGGTTCTGATGCAGCAGCTATTGCAGGTTTAAATAAATGGAGCTCTCCAATTGGAGTTTACTACGATAAAACAAGTGAAATGGTTAAAGATCAATTACCAAGTGAAGCAGCTTACTTTGGAAATGTGCTAGAGGAAATTGTAGCAGAGGAATTCAGTAAACGTACTAATTTGAAAGTCAGAACATGCAACGCAATCTTGCAACATCCTGATTATCCTTGGATGTTAGCAAATGTGGACAGGCTGGTTGTTGGCGAAAAAGTAGGACTTGAGTGTAAAACGGCTTCTGAATACCTAAAAAAAGAGTGGGAAGGCGAAGAAATTCCAGCTTCTTATCTTCTGCAGTGCCAACACTATATGGCTGTAACGGGTTATAAAGCATGGTGGATAGCAGTATTAATTGGCGGTAACAAATTCATTTATAAAAAGATCGAACGTGATGAAGAGATCATTCAGTACTTAATTGATATTGAAAAAGACTTTTGGTTAAACCACGTAGAGAAGGGTATTCCTCCAATGTTTGATGGTTCGGAATCATCATCTACATTACTTAAAGAAATGTATCCAGATTCGGTTGAGGATAGCGAAGTCGAGTTAGGAAATGAAGTTGAGTTATTAATAGAAGCTCGCGACCAAGTAGATAAAGAAATTAAAGCGTTGGAAGAACAAAAAGTAGAGTACGAAAACAAAATCAAAGCAAAACTCGGTTCAAATGAGATTGGAAAAACAAAGAACTACAAGATTTCTTGGAAAACACAAACTTCCAACAGAATCGATAGCAAACGATTAAAAGAAGAACAACCAGAATTGTACAAGCAATACTCAAAAGAATCTAAAAGTAGAAAATTCACAGTTAAATAGGGGGAAATGAACAATGGCAAACAATGAATCTATTAAAAATCAATTAGCGAATAGAACTGAAAATAAACCGGTTAGTCCGGAACAAACAGTTGAAGCTTATATGAAGAAAATGGGACCGAGAATGGCGGAAGTATTACCAAAACACATGGATATGGACCGTATGAGCCGCATAGCGCTTACGACGATTAGAACTAATCCAACGCTATTAGAATGCACTGTTCCTTCTCTTATGGGGGCTGTAATGCAAGCAGTACAACTTGGATTAGAACCAGGATTGCTAGGGCATTGTTACTTGCTTCCATTTAATAAAAATGCAGGTACAAAACAGAATCCTCAATGGGTTAAGGAAGTACAATTCATCATCGGATACAAGGGAATGATCGATTTAGCAAGACGTTCCGGCCATATTCAAAGCATTTATGCTCACGCAGTATTTGAACAAGATGAATTCGAATACGAGTTAGGGTTACATCCTACTTTAAAACATAAACCTTCATTTGGAGATCGCGGTGCATTTATCGGTGCTTATGCAGTTGCTCACTTTAAAGATGGTGGGTATCAAATGGAATTTATGCCAAAAAGCGAGATTGAAAAACGAAGAAATCGATCTAAGACGAAGAGTTATAGCCCTTGGGATAGTGATTATGAAGAAATGGCAAAGAAAACAGTTGTGAGGGCAATGTTCAAATACTTACCAATTAGCATCGAGGTTCAAAATCAAGCACAGCACGATGAAGTGGTGCGAAAAGATATTACAGCAGAACCAGAATTTATTGAGGTAGAAGAAACAAATGAAGCAATAGCAAACCAAGAACAATCAGAAATTGTAATTGAACAATGATTGAAAAACAAAGTAAGGTGCTCCTCCCGGCTTGGTGCTGGGAGGATGCCAAATCAACAGATGAAGTAAAACAAAACGTACTGAAATATATAAATCCGAAACGCTACCCAGGTTATAGGGTCCTGAAAGTATCGAAAGGATTTGCAATATGTGAACGGGAGGAAACGTGATGTTCCAAGTGCCAGTAAGACGTGGATCAATGAAAGAAATGTTAATTGCGGTTCGTGATTTAGAAAAACGAGGTTATGACTATATTACTCCAATTAAAAAGGTATATAGAGCGGAAAAGACGTTTTATAACGATGGGACATTTAAAGGGAAGGACAAAATTCGATTCACAGGCATGGAAGATCGTGCGAGCTATGAATGTTGGATGAAGAAGGTGAACTAAATGAATTTTATTGATAAACGAAAAGGATTTTTCATGATAGATAACGATGCAATAGACAATTGCGATTTGGATGTTTACGAGTTTAAAGCTTACGCGGTAATCGTAAGGCATGCGAATCGAGATACACAATCAGCGTTCCCTTCTTTAACAACTTTAGCTGAGAAAGTCGGATGCGGAAGAAAGAAAATAGTCCAATGTATCAAGTCATTAGAAGAAAAAGGTTATATCCAAAAGGTCAACAGGAAAGACGATTTCGGAAATAACTTATCCAATATCTATTATGTTCTCCCTACACCTAGTGTCTCACAGAAACTAGTAGTGTCTGGAGGAAACCAGGGTAGTGTCCCAGAGGAACTAGGGGTAGTGTCTGAGGGAAACACTAACAATACTAATCTTAACAATACTAATTTAACAATAAGTAGTAGTAGTAAGAACCCTTTCTCATTCTACGAAAGTAACATCGGAGTTTTAAATCCATTCATGGCAGATGGCATAGATCAGTGGATTAAAGATACAAGTGAAGAGCTTGTTATAGCAGCTATGGAACGTGCATTAAAGCAACAGAAAAAATGGAATTACGCTGAAGGCATCTTAAAACAGTGGGCTAACAAAAACATTAAAACTCTAGATGATGTGGAAGCTTTAGAAGCTGAATACCAACGAAATAAAGGAGCGAAGAACAATGCAGAGAGCGATAGCAGCAGTGCCAGACGCTATAGCCAAAAGGGTCAATATGACTATGGCTTCTAATACTTGTGAAACTCACAGAATGACAATGATGAACTTTAAGGGGCAAGTTGTATGTCCTAGATGCGTTCTTGAAGGTGAAAGTAAGAAAATCCAGGAACATGAACAAGCGAAGTGGGAAGCGGATCAAGCAAACGAAAAGAAGTTCATGTTCCATCAACAAAGCATGATTGCCGATAGCAACATTAAGAAAGCCAATTTTGATAACTATCAACCTACTAGCGAAGAAGGAGCGAAGAACCTTGAACTTGCAAAGGTCATCGCAACGGATTATCTAAATGAAAAGGTGTTTAACACGATTATGGCCGGGAATTGCGGGGCAGGGAAAACACATCTTGCTTACGCTATCGCAGATCAGCTTGCAGGAGCAGGGAAGTCAGTTGTCTTCGTTACAGTTGGCGAATTGCTACGAAAGATTAAAAGTACGTTCAGTAAGGATTCAACCTTAACTGAGGATTCAATCATTCGAAGTTTAGTAAGAGCAGAAGTATTAATAGTCGATGATTTAGGAGCAGAGTTAGGCGCATTAGATGCCAATACAAAAGCAACAAACTTCATTAATAGGGTGCTATTCGATGTTTTTGATGGCAGGCAAGGCAAATCCACTATCTTTACGACAAACCTCACAGGGAAGCGTTTAGATGACGCATACGACGAGCGGATTGTATCGCGCATTCTCAATAATTTTAGAGCGATCACTTTCAAAGATACAAAGGATTACAGAAGAAAAGCATTACCATTCTAAGGGGGAATTAAGATGTGTGCATGTAACGGAACGGGAGTAATTCAGAACGACATTGGAACGGGTATGTATCAGTTTGGGCCATGTATTTGCGAAGCGGCGAATCAAACGCCTGAGGAAGTGGATAGAAAGCGTCATACTGTTATGGCGAGATTAAGAACAATTCATCAATTACAAATGGAGGGGAAATGGGATGGGGAAATTCGAGACAGCCGAACAGCTTGAAAATTACACAATAGCACAACAAACGAAAAAGTATATGACAAAGGAACGACGCAATTTGTACATTCCTCTTGAAAAGTATGATCTGTTATTCGATGAAAGCGAAGTGACTCGTGTAAAAGAATTATGGCGAGGCAACAAAACATTAGCGGAAATTGCCGAAACTTTGGGAAGACACGAACTAGAAATAGCGGTTCTTATTATGGATCAGGGCGATAAGAAAAGAATCAATAAGCGTTCAATGGGGTTAGGAGCATGAAACAACTAACACTAGATGATGTTGTAGGAAGTTTTGATTACTCAGCAAAGAGCACCGCGGATAGATTTTTGAAAAGTGCCACAAGCGTCATAACGTACTCAGTAGAGTTTTACGATAAGGATGACAAATGGAAACTTAGATGGTTCGAAGCGAAGTCGGAAAGCGAAGCTGTGGGAATGGCTAAGGATAAATACGGACGGATTCAAGTTATTAATACTTATATATCAGATAGATCGTTAGCGGAAATTGAAGCTTTAGATTAAGAAAGGGGAATAGTGATGAACTTCTCTATCTTGGACAAGCATTATAAAAAAGCTGAACTAAATGGCATTAACAGAAAAAGGTTGCAGGAACGAGTATACCGCTATGACTGGGCCATTGAAAGGGCTACAACACAACCAATCGGTACAAAAAAATAGAACTTGATGGAAAACATGGAGACTGGATGTATGTAGCGGAACAGAACGGAATTTCACGCTTCACATTCTATAGTCGATTAAAACGAGGTTGGCCACATCATTTAGCAGCTACGAAGCCGCCAGGAAAACAAGGGAATCGCTACGATGAAAACGGGGAATTGAAAGAGGTTATGTAATTAAATTAAGAAAGGGGATCGTCATGAAGTACAAGCGTTTACCTTCAGAAAATCAGTATAAAACAGCTGAACAAAGAGGAATTAGTCGTAAAAATGTTTATCAACGAGTCATGGTATACGGATGGGATATTGAAGATGCAATTACGAAACCACTCGGTGGCAGGGGACCGGGGCGGCACAAAGGAATGGCGAAAGTAGCGGAAGAGAACGGCATCAGTAATCGTGTCTTTTACTACAGAAGAAGCAAAGGTGTCCCATTATACGATGCTGTAACGAAGCCAGCTAGGAAAATTGATAAGAAAAACGGGAATTTCAGAGCGTTAGCAAAGGAAAACGGGGTTGCGCTAGCAACATATACAAGAAGAGTGAGAAAAGGTATGAATCCATACGAAGCGGCAACGAAACAGCCAAGAAAATACATAAGGCAGACGAAAGAACAAACTTGGGAAGAACAATATGAACTTTGGAAAGGAATTGCTAAGAAAAACGGAATACCAGGACCGGTTTATTACAGAAGAATTAACCTAAATTGGTCATTCCGAAAAGCAGCTACACATCCAGTGATGAGTAAAAAGGAATCGTTAAAAAAAGCGCACGAAGCTTCATCGAGTCTATCAGAAAAACAAGTTGAAATAGCGAGAGAGAACGGCATTTCAAGAGAACTACTACGACAAAGATTAATGAAACTCGATTGGCCATTAGAAAAGGCAATGACAATACCACCGCGTAAGCAGGGCAAGAAGCAGATAAGCTAGGAGGCAACATGAACGAGCAAGACAGTACTAAAGGGGACGATCCAAGATAATGAAAAAAATATACATTACTCCAGAGGAATACAAACAGGCGGAAGAAAGAGGGATAACAAGAGGAGCTTTATATCAACGAATACATGAAGAGGGAATGGATAAAGAAGAGGCACTTGTTAAACCTTTAGATGCAGGAAAGTATTGGATGTGGAAAGATATTGCTGAAGAGAACGGGATAAGTATGGGTATCTTCTATACGAGGGTAAATAATTATAAGTGGTCAGAAAGGAAAGCGGCAACAACCCTAGTGAAAAAAAGAAAGAAATTAGATTTCGAGGAAGATGAAAATGGATGTTTTAATGTAATCTCACATTCAAAAAAGAATGGATACGCCCAACTGACTATGCGTGGTAAAAATATATCCGCTCACAGATTTGTCTATGAGGAAATGTTTGGTGAAATTCCTCCTGGATTAGTAATTAGACATAAGTGCGATAACAGAAAGTGTATAAATCCTGAACATCTAGAAACAGGAACATATAAAGATAATGTAATGGATATGGTAACGCGAGGTAGAATGAGGACTTTGAAAGGATCCAGTAGAAGAGATGCGAAACTAACCGAAGAATCAGTCATTGAAATCAGAAGGTTAGTAAAAGAAGAAAATGTAAGCATGAAAGATTTAGCGGAAAGATATGGAGTGGCTTATGGAACAATTCAAAATGTAGTAAGGAGAAGATCTTGGAAACACATTTAAGTATTGATTATTTAATAGAACGATTGATTCAGATGAACATATTCAAGCTAGCCGACGGACGCGACTTATTTGAAGGGAGTTGCGAGGAATTGGCGGGGCTGTTAAAGGGAGATGGGGAGAATGAGGACGCTTAGATTAAGGCAGTTACTAAGATATGAGTACGGAAACACCGGAGAAATGTACAAGGATCAGTTCGACATAGATAAGGATAACATTCCAACAATCTTGTGGAGAATGGATCATATCAAGGGGCAGTATCGATTGATTGGGGTTTTAGATAAGACTTTCATGTGGTTAAGAATACAGTACGAAGGAGACAAGAAAGTTCGTAACTATTGGGGAATCGCAGGGACTTACGCTAGAAAAATCAAATAGGAGGCGTTTAAGCAATGAGAGAAGCGATTGAAGAGTTTATCGACCAATTGCAACAATCGGCAGTGGAGAACAGAAAGAGAGCGGACAAGGCTTATGATGACGAGGATTTGGGATTATCAGGTTTTTATAAAGGGCAATGGATCGCAAATGAGGGGACGGCAATAGCATTAACAACTATCTTATCTAAATTTAAGGAGGAAGAACGATGAAATATACAGAGAACGGCACTTTTGAAATCACAAAACTATTAGCAGATGCAAAGGAGAATGAAGAAAATGGCAACTAAGATCATTGTTTACACGAAAAATAATTGTAAGAACTGTGAGGAAGTTAAGTGGGCGCTAGGAGCAGCAGGAGTTGAATATGAAACTCGTAATATTGAGGAAAACAAAGAGTATGTAGAGTGGTTAGCCGATAAGAACTACATGAGCGTACCAGTTACAGTGTTCCCGAGCGGGAAAGAGCTAGTTGGATTTGAGTTCGGTGATTTTGCAAAAGAATTAGGAAAGTAAAGGGGTGTTTGGATGAAGGCTGAACATATCGAACTGTATGAACAAGCGTTGCATCACGAACAAGGACAAGCTAGTAAATGGTTTTGCGAGGTTAATAATCTAGAAGCGCAATTACAAATAGCAAAGTCTCATTACAAGCACCACACGGAAGAAAGAGATAGATTGCAAAACTTAGTTGTGAGATGGAAGGGGAAAGAACAATGAACTTAAGAGTGAAGATTAAACGAGTGAAAGATGTGGAGTTACCTAAGTATGCGAAGCCTGGCGATGCTGGGTTTGATTTAGTGGCAGCGGAGGACACGGTTATCTATCCAGGAGGAACAAAGGTTATACCTACAGGACTAGCCTTTGAAATCCCGCCAGGATACGAACTTCAAGTAAGGCCTAGAAGTGGGATATCACGTAAAACGTTTTTGAGAGTGGTACTTGGTACGGTAGATAGCGGTTTTAGAGGCGAGGTAGGGGTTATAGTCAGCAATACATCATATCCAGGAAATGCAATCACATTAGGTGTTAATGATGACAATGAACTATACATGAATGTTAAATACGAAATCAAAAAGGGAGATAGAATCGCACAAGGTGTTATAGTGCCAGTGGAAACAGCTCATTTTGTTGAGGTGGACGAGCTATCAGAGAGCCAAAGGGGCACGGCTGGTTTCGGAAGTACGGGAGTGAAGTGAAAAAACAATTCGGTAGAAAGCGAGGTGGTGATATGAGTCTTACTTTTATAGACTTATTCGCCGGAATTGGTGGTTTTAGATTAGGCATGGAACAGGCGGGTCATAAATGCCTGGGATATGTAGAATGGGACAAGTTTGCTAGAAAATCATATGAAGCGATTCATAACACTGAAGGAGAGTGGACGGCACATGACATCAACAGTATTAGTCCAGGAGAAATACCAGGAGCCGATGTATGGACATTGGGATTTCCTTGCACAGATATTTCAAAAGCAAAAAACAATAGAAAAGGAATCGATGGAGAATCGAGTTCAACATTCTTCACCGTTACAAATTTACTCAAAGGAAAATCAATTAAACCAAGATATTTATTCATTGAAAACGTTAGTGATCTACTCAAAACTAATGGAGGCTGGGATTTCGCCAGACTTATCATTGAATTGGGAGAAATCGGGTACAGTTGCACATGGAAAGTTATCAACTCTGAAGGATACGTTGCACAAAACAGAGAGAGAGTATTCATTATCGCAAGTTATGGAGAAGGATGTGGATCAGAAGTATTTCCTCCCTCAAGAAAAAGTAATACAGCTTTAAAAAGAGTTGCTACATTCGATATCAAAGCTCAAGATTCATTAAAACGAATTTATTCGGTGGATGGCCTGTGCCCGACTTTAACAACAATGCAAGGTGGGCACAGGCAACCAAAGGTACTGTTACCTAATGGAGAGGCAAGAAAACTAACTCCGAGGGAATGTTGGAGACTACAAGGTTTCCCAGACTCAGCTTTTAATAAAGCGCAAGAAGTAAACTCTAATTCTCAACTTTATAAACAATCCGGAAACTCAGTGACTGTACCAGTCATTTATGAAATAGCAAAGAGATTAGTATAAAAATTTCATTTTGTAGAAAAGGGGAATGGATATGAGTGAATGTATAGAACTGACATATGCAGAAGAAAGAGTTAAGGATATGTCTAGAAAGTGTGTATTAGCTATTGAACATTTCGAAACGTGGGATGACGTTTGGGAACATCCTACACATGATAGCGAAGTTCAACAAGTGCTATACCTACCTATTAAATATAAATGTTGGGGAAAAGGAATTTAAAAGAGCAGTTAGCTTTTGCTAGCTGCTCAGGTTAAGAAATGGGTTGTCTACAGTATTGACGGAATATTGAGTTTTATTCAGGGGAGGAAGAGAAATGGAAACGAATTTTGAAGTGAAGACGGTTGGTGTTGAGTACACTTGCGATAAATGTGAAGAAGGAGAAATGTTTCATCAAGAAGGAAGAGACAAAATGTTACTTACTGATCCACCTCGATTCGAACACGTTTGCACTAAATGTGGATTTAAACAAACCTTTTTAAAAAAGTATCCAACAGTTGAATATAAGAGAGTTAAAACAAAATAATCCTTTTAATAGAAAGCGAGGTTGGGAGAAATGAACAAGGAGGAATTTGAAAAAGGATATTGTGAGCGTTCGAAAATTACAATTCACGAATATCATAACAGCTACAATCTTATAACACTGCGATGTAGTTGCGGGGATAGGAGTTGTGATGGTTGGGCTGCTGTTACAAATACACCATACTTTGTGAAACTCCACAATGAACTTTATAACAGATAATAAATAGAAAGCGAGGTTAGGAGAATGAGTGTGTCAATTTGGATCAATATAAAGTGCCAATGCGGTACAAAAATGAAGATAAAACCTCCTAAAGCTCCAATAGAAATGAATAGGGATTTAGGAAAGTTTGTGTTGAATTGTCCATATTGCGAAGGTGATCTAGGGGAGTTCGATCTTAATTTTAAAAAGACAAAGGAGGAATAACAATGGGACTAGGAAACAGAGGAATGCATTTTGAGAAGCTTATTAATTTATCGAATGAAATGTATCAAAGAGAGGGAGTGGCGCTTATAAACAAGCGTGCGACTCCTGTGAAGGTATTAAAAAGCACAGGTGGACGAGTATTAAATGGATTCTATGAAGCTAAAAGTACAGTAGACTATGACGGCGTGTATAAAGGACGAGCAGTAGCATTTGAAGCGAAGTCAACGCAGAGTCTTACTCGATTTGATTTAAGTAACATTGCACAACATCAATTAGATTACCTGGAGAAAGCAGAGAAGATGGGAGCGATTTGTTTCTTCCTTATAGAGTTCAGTAAGGATCAAACAGTATTCCTTGTACCTGCGTCAGTTGTTCAATCTTACGTAAGGATGTCTCATCAACCTAATGGCAAGAAGTCTATATCAAGAGCAGACTTTGATATTTACGGGTATTTAGTAGAGCAGACAGAACGAGCTCCAGTTGATTATTTACAATACATTGATGATGCAGTAGCACCAGTTGTGTTTGATGGAATGATTCAGTTTGATCAGGACCATAAGAAGGTAGCAAATAACATTGAAGCAGCAAAAGAGAAGATGGCCAACAAGACGCGTAAATTATTAAAGGCTTAATGGATAACGGAACCATGCAGAGTGGATGGTGGGGGCTACTCGCTATGCATGTTTCCCTTATTCAACAAAGAGATAGTAAAATTTCACGTACCTTATGTGATGTTAAAAAGACAAATTCAGAAATAGGGGGATTACAGATGGAGCAATTAGCATTCTTTCCAGAAATCACGAATGAGGAGTACAAATTAATACAAAAAGAAGTAGCAAAGGAGTTATTCAGTTACAGAGTTTTAAAGGTTCGTATGCAGAACCAGGAAGAATGTTCAAATCAAAATATCTCCTTGTTCCCTGAATTACGTGACACTAAGAAAATTAATGATTACAAATACATTCAGATTAAACGAGCTTTGGAACATGCGTTAGATCCAGAGCAAAGAGAGATTATTGAGCGGAAGTATCTTAGAAATGGAATGACAAGCGATAAGAATGTAAAAGCTCAAATGTTTCTAGAAAATAATTGGTACTATACTCAGAAGAAAAATGCAATTATGGCGATTGCTACAGCGTTACGGATTATATAAAGGGGGATGAAATAATGGAGAGCAGAACATTTACTAGTGAAAACGGGTTGGAGTTAATCATTAAGAGTAGAAAGTCAGCAGTTATCTTAGAAATGGAGCAAAGCAAAACGAATGATAAGCACCACTTTACATTTGATTTTAATCGAACAGGTTTTATGGAGTTATTAGAGTACATTGAGGTCATTTCAAATAAATCTTGGAGTAATTTGAACCCAAAAGAATGTGACAGTTTAGGAGCAGATTATTATGAGTATTACGATAGACCTCTTGACAACAACGGATACCTAGATATATCAGAATACAAATTGAGAATCGAAAGACCATCAAAAGAAAGTGGTAGGTTGTATCAATTTAATAAGAAGAAAATGGAATCATTTATTTATGACTCCAAAAAGATAATAGACTCCATAAAAAACACGGATAAAACACGGATAAACTAACGATAAAGGAGCGGATAAGCAAATGCGTATTTCAAATTATTATTATCTTACAAGCTCATTAAAGAGCTTTGGACAGCCCTTTGACAACCGCATATCGAAGAGGATTAACACTCCTATTAGTGAATGTTCTGATGCGAGAATGTCACGGTAACGTATACCGCATAGTAGGGCGGGCAAGGCGGTAAGAACCCGCGTTAAGACGAGAAGACCAATGAATGTATAACAATGACATATTCCAGTGTGGCGGGTGTGAGAAGACTCGCATTCGTCATGCTGTTTCTACTTCTCATTGAGTGTATAAGCGTGCCGCCTTTCGTTTATAGGCTCATAGGTAGTAAAAACACATTTGTCATGTTGATTTCTTGATTTCTTTGTTAGAACTAGATCGTTTTACCAATTGGGATGATGGTTCGTTCGATTGAATGAACTTCATGCTATAAGAGAAGTATCAATTGATTTATTAGGAGTTGCTCACGACAATAACTGATGTAAGTCAAGGTTCTTCTTCTAAACGATTAAACGAGCAGAGAGCTTCCGCTCTTTGTTTGAGCCAATACAGCGGAAATATTCCCCTTCCGTCCCTCTAGTGTATTGGTTCAAACAAGGCGTCGGAATAAACACATACGTCTTGGATATAATCACATTGTGTAAAGACTATAGGTCAGCGAAGGCTATGCGACGGCCGAAGTATTGACCGACTCCACGGAGGATAAACGAGAAGATTCTTTGTCTTCTCCCAGTCACCGAACGTAAAGCGTGTAGCTAATAAGAGCTAAAAAATTACATGATGCGGTGGCTTGGAGAAGGTTGAGAGTACTCAGCCTTAAATAAAGAGATACTTATTGCCATTTGTTTTCTCTCTTTTCTCCCATCCCCTTGAAAGCTGTCACTTCGGTGATGGCTTTTTGTTTTGTATAATGGATGAAGGAGGGATGGAAATGAAAAAAGAGGCTTTAATTGATACAACAGAAACAATTGAAAAGATAAGAGAATTAACTAATGCAGCTAATGAATGTTCCGATGCGCTAATTAGGTTAAATGGATTGATTGGTGAATGGAATAAGAAGAATGATTCATCTGAAGATAATAAATTTATTATAGAAGAAACTATTACAGATTAAGCATCCATAACGGGTGCTTTTTTCTTTGTTATATAGAAATTACACATTAAACGTTAATTTGAATGAAATGGATATTTGGATAGGAGGATGAAAGTTAATGGAAACAATTAATAAATTCGCAGACTATATGAAGCGTCTTGGTGAAAATAAAAAGGTAGTTGTTGAGGAAGATGATGTAAAAGATATTACTGAAGATATCGAAGCTTACTTAAGTAATAACGGCCATACTTATTCTTATAGTGAGAATATGGCAGGACAAGTGTTAATTATTGTTCATTAAACCAATAGCAATTATCGTAGGCGCTGCCGTGATCTGGGTGGCGTCTTGTTTGTTGTTAAGGAAAGATAAGGGGTGAGAAAGATGAACTTAAAGAACGTATCAACGAAAGATTTAAGTGAAGAATTAGAGAAGCGTGAAGGTATTGAAACAATCCATTTAGGGCCTTATGAAGAAATTGAGGTTGGGGGCATTGTTGTTGATGGTCCTGCGATTATCTTGATTAATAAGGATTAGGGGTGAGGGAATGAAAATTAAATGTGGGACTTTTAGAATGGATAGCAAAGGAATCACTCATATCGAAGGTGGAGAAGTGGTGCCATTGGTACGTTACACTGAAGAAGGAGCTGTTCATTTTCCGACATTCGCGACTCGTATTATGGGGATAGGAAAGAAAAGTGAAGACGGAAAACGTACTATTGTGGCGGAATTTATAAGTCCACTCGCGGAAGTGTATGGGATTATAGATGCTACACCAGTTATAGATGATCGATTCACAACTCAAGAAAGTTTATTAGAACATATTAAATCCGTATTGGAAGAATTAAATTCTGACAAAACAAATGAACGCAAGGGGTGAGGGGATGCTTGCAACGGGTATATTTATTGGATATACACTAGGCACCGCTAGTACGGTTCTATTTTTCTTCGGATTCATGAAATGGATGGAACGTATGGAGAGCAAGGAAGAGGCATTTGAGCCAATCAAACCAGCAAAAGAACTAAAAGAATTTCCTAAAAAACACATGACTTGGTGCGAAAAATGTAAAGGTGTTGCTTGGTGTTATGGAGATGGGTTAATTATGTGTGAGAAATGCGGATTGACTGTGAAGAACGCAAAGTTACAACATGAAGAACCATTAGTTACTTTTTGTGAACATTGTAAACGTAACAAAACAAACGAACACAACGAACGAAAATAGAGGAGGAATGCGGAAGTGAGAATGCTGTATTTCAATATTGAAAATGGAGAGTGTGTGCCTGCATTTACTTGTTTGCCATCACATAGAGCGAAAATTACAGGTTCAAAAATCCATTCTATTGAAACTTGCTTTAGCGTGTCTAATATCACCCGAAATGGTTACGATTGGTTTCTGAATAATGTCGAAGAAGAAAACGAAAGTTGGACAACGAAACATCCGCATTTAATGAGAAGCTTAAAAAGATTAGCGTTAAGTCAATCAATTCGTCATCCATTTAAGTATTCTAATTTTGAACCATCCAGTCATCGTTTTCCGTTCGTCTTGGTTTGGAGTAAGGATAAGAAATTCACGAAGGCGTATTTTGAGTAAATCTGAACGAAAATAGAGATAGTTATTTTAATTTAAATTACTTTTAAAATTCATTTTCACTAAAAAGAAATTGAAGTATAACCATAGAAAATAGACAGTTTTCTATACTGATTATTCATTTTCTATAACAATACATTCTAATTTAATTAGTAAACAATATACAGTTACGATTAATTAGAAGTAGCGAAACCGCTGCTTTTTTATTTTATAGAGCACTTAGCACAAGGAGGAGTTAGACAAATTACTTCCTATTATATAGAAGGTGGTGGGTGATATGAAGTGAAACAAAAACACGAGTTAGCTCAAGAAGATTACATGCAAGGTATGAAGTATAAGGATATAGCTGAGAAACATGATGTAAGTGTAAATACTGTTAAGTCATGGAAGACCAGGTATAAATGGGATAGAAAAGGTGTGCATACAAACGATGAAAAAGTACGCACACAAAAGAAGACAGGTGCACCCATTAATAATAAGAACGCATTAGGTAATTCGGGTAACAAGAATCCTAAATGGGGTAATAAAAACGCTGTTGGTCATGGACCACCAAAAGGAAATGACAATGCAACTACTCACGGTTTGTTCAAAAAGATAATTCCTAACGATGATCCACACGCTATGGAGTTGCTTGATGAAATACAAAACCATACGGGATTAGATATGTTGTTCCATTCTATTCAGTTGCAATATTTTAATATCCTCAACTCACAACGAATTATGCATGTTAGGGATAAGAATGATATGTCGAAAGAGATTGTTAGTGAATCTGAAGGTGGAGAAGCTTACACGGTTCAGTTCGCATGGGATAAACAAGCTAATTTACTTACTGCCTATGCAAGAGCAATGAATACATTAACTTCTATGATAGAGAAGTTTAATAAATTAGCAGATGTAGATGATGAAAGAAGATTGAAGTTAGAGCAGATGAAGCTTGGAATTGAGAAGACTAAAGCAGAAATAAAAGAACTGACTGATGATAATAGTAACGGTGGCAAAGTCATCATTGTAAACGATAAGGAAGCCATGAGAAAGGCGATGGAAAATGACCAAGACAGTTAATATCATGGACTTGATGAATACCAATTTCTATTCGTTATGGCTTGCAGAACAGTCACATATCGTCGCAAAGGGTGGGCGTTCTTCCATGAAGTCGTCGGTTATCTCAATGAAGCTTATAACTGATTTTCTAGAAGATGAACAAGGTAATGTAGTTTGTTTGAGGAAAGTCGGTAAGTACCTGTCTACTTCTATTTATGAGCAAATCAAATGGGCTATTTATATGCTTGGTGTAGAGAGCGAGTTTTACTTCGGTAAATCACCGTTAATTATCAGGCATAAGAAAACTAATACTGCTTTTTACTTTTACGGTTGTGATGATCCGCTAAAACTTAAGTCTGCTAAGATTGCTAAAGGTTACGTAATGGCACTATGGTTCGAGGAAGCAGCAGAGTTTGCAGGTGTAGAAGACATCGATATCGTTGAAGATACGTTCATTCGTCAAGAAATCGAAGGTAAAGAAGTAAAAGTATACTTCTCATATAACCCGCCCCGAAATCCCTATAGTTGGATTAATGAGTGGTTGGATAGTAAAGCGGGAGACGACGACTATTTTATTCACCATTCAACATACATGGATGATAAGAAGGGATTCTTATCTCAGCAGATGATTAGGAAAATTGAGAAGTACAAGATACATGATTTGGATTATTGGCGGTGGATGTATGGTGGAGAAGTCATCGGATTAGGTGATATGGTCTACAACATGAATCATATCAAAGAAATTGACGAACTCCCGAGTGATGATGACATTATTCTAATTGATACAACATCCGATACAGGTCACCAGGTATCCGCTACAACTCATTTAGCACTTGCTTTCACTAAGAAGAGAAACGTTATCTTACTAGATACTTATTACTATAGCCCTGCTAATAAAGTGGTCAAAAAAGCTCCAAGCGAACTGTCTACTGATATGAAGGAATGGATGGACGGCGTTTCTAAAACTTACAATCGATACTATGATAAACAAACTATCGATTCTGCGGAGGGTGCACTGCGTAATCAGTTCTTCAAAGATTACGGTATAAGGCTGCATCCGGTAGCGAAGAAAAAGAAAATACACATGATTGATAACGTTCAGGATTTATTAGCACAGGGACGTTTTTTTGTATTAAATACAGAAAGAAATAAGATTTTTATAGAAGAACATAAGAAATATCAATGGGATGCAGATACCTTACAAAGTGACGACCCTAAGATAATAAAGGTAGACGATCATACATGTGATGCATTCCAATACTACGTTAACGATAATTTATCGAAACTAGGATTAAAATATTAGGCGGTGATTAGATTGAATAAAACACATTCAAAAGATTGCGTTTGTCTTTATTGTATCGGAGTAGATAAAGGTGCATATGAGTTCCGTGAATTAGAAAAAAGACTTGAAAAGAATCAGGAGAATTTGTTGATTAATCAAGATAAAAAAGAATTAAAAGTTGCTGTTAAAGAACTGCATGCTTATATGAACGGTAACGAACCAATGATTAAACTATCTTTTGATTTAATCAATAAAAACGGAGAGAAAATGAGTGTGGTTAGAGAAGTTAAAACAGCGATGCTTGTTGGTAATATTGCTAGCCATATAACTGAACTTGCACAACTTATTGTTGACTCAAATGATCTATATTAGGCGGTGAAAATATGTTCAGAAACATCGTTGCAAAAGTGAGGGGGTGGCTATATAAAATGAACCTAATTCGTGGAGTAAAAAAGATAACAGATAAAAAAGACATACCTGTAAATGAGGAATCCTACAAACACATTGATATGTGGAAGGCACTATACAGTGGATATTACAGTGATTGGCATGATGTTAAGTCTCATACAATTGATGGGCAGAAAAGCAGAAAGATGGCATCGCTAAACATGGCAAAAGTCATATCGCAGGAAATGGCTGCTCTTATCTTTAACGAGAAGTGCTCAATTAACATTTCGGACAAGATTCTAGCGGATGATATCAAGAATGTATTGGATGGAAATAACTTCATTAAAGAGTTTCAAAGATATCTAGAATATAACTTCGCTTTAGGCGGCATGGTAATTAAAGTGTATTGGGACAATGGAATTAAGCTTTCTTATGTCACAGCAGACTGCTTCGTTCCTATTGCATGGGATAACAAACATATAACTGAAGGTGTGTTTGTAAATGAAACATCTAAAGGTGATAAAAAGTATACTCTTCTTGAATGGCACTTAGTTGAGGGTAAAGAGTATGTAATTAAAAATGAATTGTACGAGAGTAAGAATCAAGGTGACTTAGGTGTAAAGGTTCCGTTATCTACTCTATATCCTGATTTGGAAGAAGAAGTACGAATAGAGAACCTTTCTAAACCGATGTTTGTGTACTTCAAACCAAATACAGCGAACAATTTGGACTTAAACTCGCCACTTGGGATTTCTCTTTATGCTAACTCCTTACATGTCTTAAAATCACTTGATATTGCATTCGATAGTTTTCAACGTGAATTCGTGTTAGGAAAGAAACGTATTATCGTACCTACAAGTGCTATCAAAACAATTATTGATCCACTTAGTGGTGAAATGCATAGATATTTTGATTCAACTGATGAAGTTTATGAAGCAATGAACTTTGAAGACGGAATGGATAAAGTACAAGATATATCAGTTGAGTTACGTGTTGAAGAACATATAGCTTCTATAAATGCGTTATTAAACTACTTATCTGCACAAATCGGCTTCTCTGCAGGAGCATTTAGTTTCGATGGACAAGGCGTTAAAACTGCGACAGAGGTTGTAAGTGAAAACTCCAAGACCTTCAGAACGAAGCAGTCGCACGAAACGATTATTGAAGATGGTATTCGCGATTTAGTTGATATCATTATTGAAATTGCTGCTTTATATGATGAGTTCGAAAGCACAGATGACTATGAAGTTACCGTTACCTTTGATGACTCTATAGCAGAAGATCAGACAGCAGAGATCAATAAACAAGTTACGCTTGTTATGAATGGTTTAACTACTAAGAAGTTAGCCATTATGAAGATACATGGTGTTTCTGAAGAAGAAGCAGAGAGAATCGTACAAGAAATTCAAAACGAAAATAAAATGGTTATGCCTGAAGGTGTGGATTTCTTCGGTATGAACAATAAAAAACAGAATAATAGTCCAGGAGATGAAGGGTAATGGCACTCCCTCCTGAGAAGTTACAGCAACTCTCTATGTTTGTAGTAGATATCTACAATGTAATCGAAGAAGAGTTGCTTTTAAACATGGCTAGATTGCTCAAGTACGACAGGGAATTATTGCTTTCTGCTGAGAATTTCGAACAATACCAACATTGGCGAATAGTGCAGCTGAATAAGTTAGGTAAGTTGAATCAACAGCAAATGGATACAATCTCGCGTCATAGTGGTAAAACAGCTGAAGAAGTACGGAAAATGTTAGAAGGTGCTGGATTTACAGCAGTGGAACAACATGAACCGTTATATCAGGAAGCAGTACAAGCGGGCAGTTTGGCTGCTGCTCCTGCAATGCATACGAGTGCTGCACTAATTGGTATCTTGAATACTTACGAGCAACAAGCATTAGATACACTAAATCTTGTAAATACAACGATGCTGAAGCAGTCGCAACAGGTTTATCTGGATGTTTTAAACAAGACAGTAGGTAAACTATTAGGTGGCGTCATAACTCCACAACAAGCACTTAGACAGACTGTTTCTGAGTGGTCGCAACGTGGAATACCTGCACTGATTGATAAGGCGGGTAAGCGTTGGAGCACTGAAGCGTATGTAAATATGGTCGGCAGGTCTACAAGTCAGAATGTAGCGAATGAGATGCAAATGGCTCGCATGGATGAATACGATGTGGATTTGATAGAAGTTAGTAGCCACTTGGGTGCAAGACCTCTCTGCAATCCTTATCAAGGTCGTATTTATTCTAAAAACGGAAAAAGCAAGCGATATCCTCCGTTTTCCAGTACATCGTATGGTGAAGCGGCGGGATTATTAGGGATAAATTGTCGTCACGTTATCTATCCTTATATACAAGGGAAATCAACGAAGCGTTATGAACCGTATGACACTGATGAGAACTCTAAAGTATATAAGGAAAGTCAACGACAACGAAGCCTAGAACGGCAAATTAGAAAAGCGAAGAAGGAAGTAAAGGTTATGGAAGCGCTAGGCGATGCAGAGGGCGTGAAAGAAGCGAAGAGTAAGGTTTCGCAACGCCAATCTAGTATGAGAGAGTTCATCAATCAGACGAAGCGCAAGCGCCAATATAATCGCGAAAGTATTGTATAGGAGGAATTAATATGAATTTCGGTCAAGCAATTGAAGCAGTTAAGACGGGTAATAAAATCGCACGTAAAGGTTGGAATGGTAAAGGTATGTTTGTTTATTATGTTCCTGCAGCAGCATATCCGCCAGCTACAGATATTATGAAAGAAGCGTTTGGTGGAGAAAATGTCCCATATCGTGCGTACCTTGCATTAAAAACAGCCCAAAATGATGTTGCTACATGGTCTCCAAGTACTTCAGATGCTTTAGCAGAAGACTGGGAGGTTATTAAATAATGAAGAACACAATTACTCAAGACGATATTAATAGTATTTTAGAAAGAACGCATTGGACAGTAGAAGAATTTCACGGGAAGTGCACAGTGGTAGTTGCTAAGTTGCCAAACGGATTCATTCTAACTGAATCTAGCGCATGTGTAGATCCAGTTAATTACGATGTGAAGATTGGAACTGAAATTTGCAAAGAACGAATCGTGAATAAGATTTGGGAATTAGAAGGATACCGATTACAGTGTGAACTTACAGAGAAAGGGGCACTTTAATATGTTAAAACCATATAGATTACGATTAAACGAAATGCAGTTCTTCTCTGAAGGGGGAGATAATCCACCAGTTGCACCGGAAGGAGGTGAACCAAATGTAGTAACGCCAGAAACTACACCAGCAGCGAATCCAGAGCCGCCTGTTACTTTCACTCAAGAGCAGATGGATACTGCTAAAAAGGATAATGAAGCAGCTCTATTTAAGAAGCTTGGTGTTGAAAATGCGGACCAACTTAAAGATGCATTAAAAGGGTGGAAAGAACATCAAGATTCCCTTAAAACAGAGCAAGAAAAGACAAATGAAAAGTTAACAACCTTTGAGACTCAATTGAAAGAAAAAGATGAGTCTCTTTTTAATTTGCAAGCAGAAAACGCTGCGATTAAAGCGAAAATTAAAGAAGATAGTATAAATGATGTTATTACTCTAGCTAAAACAAAAGTAACTGAAGAAATCGACATCGCTAAAGCTATCGAAATGGTTGTTGAACAGCATCCTTATTTTAAAGATGTAGCGGAACAACCACCAGTAGATCCAGGAAAGCCAAAACCCACTTTTTCAAGTGGTCAACATCAACAAACTACAATGACTGAATCTGAAAAGTGGGCTGCAGCATTCGGGATTAAACAACAATAAGTTTTAACGAGTTATCTTTATAGATGGCTGTTTATTTTGCCAAAAATCATTTAAAACGAGGAGAGATTTATTAATGGCTAACTTAAATTACGCTACACAGTATCAAAAAGTACTTGTTCAAAAATTCGCGCAAGGTTTATCTTTCGGAGCGCTATACAACACACCTAATAACGCTATCGTAAAATGGACTGGAGCAAAAACAATCCAAATCCCACGTATTAAAGTAGGTGGATACACTGACGTTAACCGCGATGTTGTCGGTAACACTACTCGTCGTGTCGATAACTCATTCGAGCCAAAAACTTTAGGTCATGACCGTGAATTCCGTACTTTAGTAGATCCAGTTGATGTTGATGAAACAAATATGGCTTTAACAATCGCGAACATTACACGTGTCTTCAACGACGAAGAAGCAACACCAGAGCATGACAAGTACATGGCTTCTAAATTATATGCTGAATTCACTGGAGCAGGCAAAACAGCTGATGTAACTGTTCTTGACCCTACAAGTTTCCTTGGTGTATTCGATCAAATGATGTTAGAAATGGATGAAGCGGAAGTTCCACAAACTGGACGTATCCTTTACATTACACCAGCAGTTAAAAAGATTGTTAAAGCTGCTAAAGATTTACAACGTCAACTTGATGTTTCTGGGACTGGAGAAAAAGCAATTAATCGTGGCGTATACTCTTTAGATGATGTTGAAATCGTAACTGTACCATCTACACGTATGAAAACTGCTTACAACTTTACAAACGGCGCTGTACCTGATGCAACTGCAAAACAAATCAACATGATTTTAATTCATCCACTTGCAATGGTATCTCCACAACAATATGAATTTGTAAGCTTAGATCAACCAAGCGCGACAACAGGTGGGAAATACCTTTACTACGAGCGCAAATACTGGGATGTATTTATCTTAGGCGCTAAAGTAGACGGTGTTAAATTCAATATTACTTCTGCATAAGAGAGGCTTTTATAGCTTCTCTTTTTTATTAGGAAAGGAATGGTGGTTACATGAGTAACACGGTAAAAGTAAAACGATTGAATAAAGTCCTTAATATCGAAAAAGATTTCTTAGTGACCTATCTTAATGACGGTTACGATCAAATTAATGATGAAGGTAAAATTATTAAACGCGCTACTGGAGGACGTAACATCTCTGTAGCAGAGCACAACAAAGCGCTCGACAAAATCGAGGAACTAGAGGCAGAAATTACTGATTTAAAGGCACCTAAAAAATCTGCTGCTAAGTAGGTGATCGTATGGCATATATAGATGCTGATTACTACAATAACGAATACAAAGGTACTCCAGTATCGGATGGGTTGTTATTAGATAGGTTGATTAATCGAGCTTGTGACCAAATCGACCACGTTATAAATTATAAATTGGAAGGCGTTGATTTTGATAAGTTAGCGCCTTTTATTAAGAAGCAGGTCAAGAAAGCGACTGCTGCTCAAGTTGAGTTTTTAGCAATTAATGGTGAAACCTCTGCAACGGTAAGTGAAGGTAGCGGAGGTTTTGACGTTGGCTCTTATTCTGAAAACGGAATGAGTGCGGGAGCGGACGATGCACCTAGTTTCTATGCTCAGTATGCAATCTCAGTACCTAAGTTTTTAAGTCCTACCGGCTTACTTAATAGTTCTATTTGTGTCATTTCTTAAACTTGTGGTACGCTGTATGTAGGTGTTGTAATCTGCGGAGGTGTACTGGGATGGTTAAAATGATTGATAGAACCGGGATTAAATACGGAAGATTGACGGTATTAGAAAAAGTTGATAGTGATAAAAAAGGGAATGCTCGTTGGTTATGTAGATGCGACTGCGGAAATGAAAAAATAATTTTAGGTTGGTCGCTAGCTAATAGGACAAGAAGTTGCGGTTGCATTCAAAAAGAAGTAACGAGCAAAAGAGCTAAGATACATGGTTTATATGGAACGCATATTCACACTGTATGGAGACATATGAAAGAACGATGTAAAAATCCTAATAGTAAAGATTTCGTTAATTATGGCGGAAGAGGAATAAAACTGTTTCAGGATTGGGAAAAACTCGAAAACTTCTTCGAATGGTCTAAAAAAAACGGATACAATGAAGGTTTGTCTATTGAAAGAATAGATGTTAATGGTAATTACGAACCTGATAATTGTAAGTGGATTACATTATCAGAACAATGGAACAACAAACAAGATACTGTCCGAATTGAAATTAACGGAATTACAAAAACACTTAAAGAATGGGCTGTTATTTCAGGTGTTAAACATTCGACAATTCGTTGGAGATATAGAAATGGAATAACAGGCGAAGAATTATTAACTAAAGGTAGGCTGAAATATAGAAAAAAATAACACCATCTAGTAAACCTTTGATATATTTTATCGACTAAAGTGTAAAGGGGGTTTTTATGGCTAAACCAATCAGGCGTTCATTACTAATCCATACAATTCAGTATTTGGAGTATAAAGGTGAAGATGATACTTGGGGTGGCAGTGATAACTACAAACCTGCTGTAACGATTGAAAGGGTTCGGGTTGAACCTAAAAAGACAGTCGTATTGAATGGTAATGGTGATAGTACAGTAATACAAACACTGTTATTTCATGATGCAGTACATTCCACGCCGATAACTTTTAAAGAGAAATCTAAAGTTATATTCAGCGGTAAAGAAATGACCGTTATCAAAGTCAGTGACTTTTATGATAGAAGCAGTCTTCACCATGTGGAGGTGGTGCTTGTATGATTCGGGTAAATGTTAGGGTTGATACCTCTGTAATCGAGGGAGAAGTAATGGATGCTGTTAAAGAAGCACAATTCACATTAGATGAACAAGTGATAAAAGACAGTAATTTCTTCATCCCTAAGGATACAGGAGAATTAGAGCGCTCCGCACTGCGATTCAGCAGGCCAGGAGAGGGACATGTCGAATGGAATGTTCCATATGCGCGGAGATTGTATTACAACCCACAATACGATTTCTCCACGGATGTCAACGAAAACGCGCAAGGTTTGTGGTTTGAAGAGGCTAAGTCGAGATACCGATCAGATTGGGCTAGAATAGTAGAAAACGACATTAAACGAAACTTATAGGAGGACAAACATGAAGTGGCTTATAGAATCAGTAAAGAAGCACCTGACTACAAATTTACCAACAAGCATCATGTTTGCTCCTGTAAAAGTCGATTTGCTTGATATTGGGACGAATAGCACGCCGAAAAAGAGTATTGCTATAAGAATGATTCCATCAGCACCAGGAGAGCAATACTTCGAAGGCGAGATTAAAAACAAACAGTTTCAAGTACTTGTTAAGAGTGATAACCAATTGGAGGTTAATAACACTATAGAAGCAATTGCGAATGAACTAAATAACGTACAGAGGCGCGTTTTTCATGCTGTCGATAACTCTTATGATCTTATACGTTTAAACACGTATGTAGAACCCAATTTCGTTGAAAAGACATCAGCAAATGAATGGATATATACAGCGCTTTTTTCTACAGAATTAGAATTAGGAGGTAATTAATAATGGCTAATCAAGGTTTTTTATTGAATCACGGCTATAAATTCGAAGTCAATACTACACCAGGAACTGAAACGCCTACATGGGTTCGGATTGCAGCAGGTATTACATCTGTAGATCCCGACAACAACGAGGAGAGCGAAGAAAATTACTACTATGATGGTGGCGGAGCGGCTGAACGTGACATTACAGGTTTCATGATGTCATATGGATTTGAAGGGCATCGTAAATATGGAGATCCTGCTCAGGACTTCATTTTTAGTAAAATGAATAAAGTTGGACCTGACAGAAAAACAGAATTCCGAGTAACTGAACCTAACGGAGACAAATGGGAAGGACCGTCAACTATGTCTGAACTTAAAGCTCCTGGAGGCGACGCGAATTCTAAGGGTGAAATTGAATTTACACTAAGTTTTGATGGTGTTCCAGAGTTTGTTAAAGCGCCTGTTACACCTTAATGAAGAGTCGTTAATACGGCTCTTTTTCTATTACCTAAAAAGGAGATATGGATATGACACAATTTAAGTTTGAATTCGAAAAAACGTATAAAGAGGTAGATGTTGCAGGAGAAATTCATAGAGTGGATTTTAATGATGACTCGATTTTGAAATACGGAAAAGCTTTCAAAAAGTTCGATGAGGATTCCAAAAAGATTACAGGATTAATTCAAAATTTCGAAACTGCTACAGATGAAGAAATTGAACAGTTATCAGTTCAACAGAAGGAGTTAGTGAAAGGTATTGTTGAGACTTTCTTAGGTGAAGGGACTTTTTCCACTCTTTATGAAAAAGCAGGTAGATCTTCTGCGAATTTAATGGGGCTAGTTCATTATTTAAATGAAATTTATCTAGAAGAAAGCCAGAAGAAAACGGATGAAACTCGCAATAAGTATCTAAGTAACGTGAAGAAATAATGTTTAAATTAACCGAACGTGAATATGACTTCTATACATGGAATGGCGTTCGTTTAGAGTTGAACTTAGCCTTTGATAACATTCTTTTGCTGTTCGATTTATTTGAAGACGAAAGCATTAATGAGTACCTAAAAACGGACATTGCATTGAATATGCTAGTTGTAGATAAAGTGGACATAAATCAGTTGGATGCAGAACGTAAATCAATGTTGTTACTGGACATCTTAAAAGATAGGTTAGATATTGATTTGCGATTATTAATGAAAAAGAAGATAGAAGAGAAAGAAGAGGAAAAGGCGCCGACCATCCCTACTGTAGATTTTGTAGTGGATGCAGAACGGATTTTTTCCTCTTTTTTGTTCGACTACAATGTTGATCTAATTGAACAGCAAGGAAAAATGCAATGGAATAAGTTCATGGCTCTCTTCCGTAACCTTTCTAGCAAATCCCCAATGGGACAAGCGCTTCATTATCGAACATGTGATATTCCGCCGAAAGATAAGACTAATGGTGACGAGAGGAAGCGTATTAAGAAAATGAAAGAACTATACGAGCTTCCGAAAGCAAAAGCTATTAGAGAACAACAGGAATTCGTGGCATTCCAGAAAAGAATGGATGCGCAAAAAGATAAGGTGAAAGGCAGGTGAGATAATTGGCAGATGGTCGCGTTGAGATAGATACCAGGTTAGAAACAGGTAATATACGTCGTGATGTACAGAGGGTAAATGATGAACTAAGTCACATTGGTGATGGAGTTGCAGATGCAGCCCGCGGGTTAACTGATGAAGTTGGTGCTCGTTACGATAGCTTAGGACGTCGTATTCGATATGCGTATAGAGGAACTTCAGAAGAAGCAAGACGGATGTACAGTGAAATGAGGAGTGCTCACTACCAGCAAGCAATTGCTATGCGTGGTGTTAAAGACCAAATGATTGGCGCTCAATATCAATATTTCAAACTAGCGCAAGCGTCCAAGAATTATACAGGAACAACTAGAGAATTTATGGCAGAAGTTCAAAGGGCAGGGAAAGTACAAAAGGCAGCAGCAGACGCAGCTATAAACGCAAATAGGTTAGCGATGATGGGGATGTTGCAAACAATAGGTTATATGCAGAATATGACTACTCAAGCAACTCGTATACGTGAAAATTACGCAAGGATGGCAAATCCGCTATACACAATAAATAGTGCCGGGTTACGTGCTGCGGATGCTTTGAACAGAATGGCTAACGCTGGAAACGCTTCGGTATTAGCGTTGAAAATGTTAGGCCCAACTGCGAGTATGAAAGACTTAAAAAATATGACCATGACGATTACACAAGGTTTAATGAGATTCCAAATGGTAGCACTAGGCGCTGCGGTAACAGCAGGGATTTTTTACGCGGCACTATTTAAAGCAGCAAAAGGACCTGATCCATCTGAAGTATACAAGAAGCAAGAAGAAGCTTTAACTGCATATCGAGATGCAGTTAAACAGAGAACAACAGAAATTATGAATGCTTGGAATTTATTTGAAGAAGTACAAATGAAAAAGACGAGCGGAAAGAAATTAATGCAGAACCTTGAGGAACAGGTAGGGATATTAGGTAGGTGGAAAGATAATCTTGCCAATATAGCACAAAGAGCAGGTTCAGAATTTGCCAATTATCTCGCGCAAATGGGACCGCAATCAGCTGAAGAAGTAAAAGCTATATCTCAAATGACTGAACCTGAGTTACAAAAGTATGTTGGACTATGGAAAGAGAAAATGAGTTTAGCAAAGGCGCAAGCAACCACTGAATTACAAGGGCTGAAAGAAGAAACTGACAAGAAAATAAAAGAACTTCAAGATTCATTAACTCCATTAGGATTAGCCTGGGAGAGAATGAAAGGCGCCTTTGTTACAGCAATTCAGCCTATGGTCGATGCTTTTGGAATGCTCATGACTCCTATAGTTAATTTTGCAGCTAAGTTTTTTGAATTAGTGACTGCTTTTAACCAAGCTCATCCAACGATTGCATTGATTATTCAAGCGATAATGATGCTAGTACCTGCTTTAACTCTATTATTATCTCCATTAGCAATAGGTATTGGACTCTGGAACGGCATGCTTGCTGCTTGGTCTTCTATTTGGATGTTAATTGGTCCATTAATTACTGGTTTAGCCGCAATGAGCGCTACTGTATGGGTGGTATCCGCTGCAATAGTTGGATTGGTTGCAGGACTTATTTATTTATGGAATACAAGTGAAGGTTTTAGGAACGCTGTTATTACAGGATGGCAGATGATACAAGCTACCGCTATGACGGTATGGAATTTCATACTTAACGGCATACTCATTCCAGTTTGGACTGCCATGACTACCTATTTCCAACAGGTTTTATTGCAAATCCAAACTTGGTGGACTGAAAACGGAACGATGATCATGCAAGCGGCGCAAAATGTGTGGAATTTTGTACTTTCTGTAATCCAAACAGTGATGCCGATTATAGTTTCAATAATGCAGGTTTTATGGCCGATTATTAAAGAAATAGTGATTGGAACCTGGGAAGCTATTAAAAATGTGATAAATGGAGCGCTAAATATTATTCTAGGAATTGTGAACTTTTTTGCGGCTTTATTCACTGGTAATTGGTCTGCTTTATGGGATGCTGTAAAGCAAATCTGGAATGGAGCACTTGAATTACTTTGGGGATGGTTACAACTTTGGGGTGCAGGTAGAATCCTTAAATGGCTTGGTAAATTCGCTGTAGATATAGTCAAACCATTCATTAAATTTTGGGATGATATTAAAAGAGTATGGAATAATGCACTAGCAGATATATATGTATTTTTCGGTTCAAAACTAGAATCGATAAGTGCTTATATTGGCAGTTGGGGTGGAATGGCGAAGAATGCATTCAGTGAGATTTGGAGTTCAATAGTTAACGGTGTGTCTTCCAAATTAAATGGAGTGGTTACAGGAGTAGAAATGATTTTAAATAAAGTGGTTAGCTTCGTAACTGGAATGGGGCAAACCTTCTTCAATGCAGGTCGCGGATTAATTGAAATGATGGCAAAAGGGATACGAAGCGCAGCAAGTTGGGTTACTGATGAAGTTAGTAAACTAGCACAAAAGGCACGAGACTTCTTACCTTTCTCTCCTGCAAAAACAGGACCATTAAGTGACTTAGATCATCTTGATTTTGGTGGTCCAATATCAGACAGTATTAAACTAGCATTTCCTCAAGTTAGTGGACTAATGAGTCAATTACTAGACCTTCCTGACATTACAGCGAATGCCCCAGGCCAAGGATTGCAAAATAAAGCCATCAACACTACAAATAACAATACACCTGTATCTGTTACGTTAAATTACAATGGAAACGGTAATGAAAACGATATGATGCATATGGTCGATATGATTGAGGACGAGCTGAGTAGAAGACTTGCTACAAAACAATTCATGTTAGGAGGGAGATAATGGGATTAATTATACAAAGGATAAACGGACAACCAATCGACATATCGAATTACAATTTAAGATTAGTAGAATTCGACCCAGATTCTCCCGAATATAAAACAAGGTATGAAGACGTGGAGGGCGCAGATGGAGCAGTTGACCTCGGCGCTACTATCGGAATAAGGAAGTTGAAGGCTATATGTAAAGTAAGTGCGAGGGATATGTACGATATAGCTTTACTTAGAAATGAAATATTTCAATTGTTTCAAAGTAAAGAAGCGTTTTATCTAATCGACAAACGTGAAATGGGTAAACGGTGGTTAGTTAGAGTCGACCCCTACACTATAAGTACACTTCGTTATGCTAGGTCAGAGGTAGCATTGCAATTTACAGCAGCTTTCCCATTTGCTGAATCAATAGGAACCACATTGACTCCGTTAGATATTGATTTAGGTGTGTGGCAGATTGGACAAGGATTAACATTTGAAGATCCAAAATATGTCCACTCCACCTCTACTTTCCGTATTTATAATGCTGGTAATGTTCCGCTCAACCCACGGAGAATGCCCTTGTTGATTACGTTTAAAGGCGCTTCAACCAATTTAAAGATAAAAAACAAGACAACTGGTGACGAGTGGTCTTATACAGGAACCACTTCAACAAATGACACGATAAGATTAGATCAAGTGAGATTCACGAAGAACAGCTTATCTATTGTGCGAGATACAAATAAAAAATTAATTACACTAAATTCAGGATTTAATGACTTTGAAATTACAGGCACCTCGGGTGCCTTTTCTATTTCATTCGATTTTAGATTTTACTATCTATAGATAGGAGGTGAACGTTTGAATTTAATTACAATTACAGATGTATTAGGAAACACAGAAATATTAACGGGGTTTAAAAGTTTTAATCGTGTTCGGAAAGTGAACGGAGAAAAAGTTATTAGTTTTCTCATCATACCTACAGAAGAGAATAAATACGCTTTTCCACTTGTTCAAGAAGAAAGTAAAGTTGAATTTGATGGAGAGACGTATGTAATTAAGTCCATAGCCGAAAGGAATATCGGAAATACATTTTATAAACAAGTTGAATGTATCCATGAGTTCTTTGTGAAGATGATTGATAAACAAAAATACGAAGTGCGTAATGGAAGCATGACATTACGGGATGCGCTAGACTTTGTATTTGAAGGTACTGGTTATCAAACGGCGATAATCGATTCGTTTTACGCTCAAGATTTCGAGAATTTCGGGAAAGACAATCGCTTATCTTTATTGAAAAAAGTATTAGAGCGATATAGAGCAGAAATGTCGATTAGTGGAAACTTAGTTAGATTTAAAACGAAGATCGGTGAAGATACTGATTTTCAATTTAGATATAACTTTAATATAAAGACCTTCGAACGTACAATTGATACAAAATCACTTGCTACATACATTCGAGGGTATGGTAAAGACGGATTAATGAGAGAGTATACAAGTCCAAACGTTCATATATTCGGTCTTCTTGAAGCTCCTATGATTGATGATGAACGATATACCACAATATCAGGATTAGATAACGCGTTAAAAGAATCATTACAAGACACTCCAGTTATCAGTATGACGCTGGACTTTATAGATTTAAGAAAAGCCGGATATCCTTACATTATTCCGAATGAAGGAGATCGGGTTCTTTTAATTTATGAGCCGATGAATGTAGATATTGAAACGAGAATCATGGAGATTGACGAAGAGTTTAATAATGAATTAGAGATAATTAGCTGCAAAGTTACGCTAGCTAACTACAAAAAAGATTTATCAGGTACTCTTCTTCAAGCGATACAAAAATCATTAAAAGGCATTGTGAATAATGATGGAAAAATAATATACAACGCTCTTGATGAAGCGGTAAAACGTGCAACACAAGCTATTAAAAACGCAGAAACAGAATTAGTTTTTGAGAATGGAATACTTGCTATTAACCCTAAAGACCGCAATAACTTTGTCGCCTTCAATAGCGCTGGTCTAGGGATTACTTTTGATGGTGGTAATACATTTAAAGAAGCGCTAACTTATGAAGGTTTAGTTGCATCTGTAGGGGTTATTGGACAATTTGAAGCGAATAACATCCGTGTTGGTCCAGAAACGACTTTCGATGCAGGATATGACCCCGCAAAAAAACAGGGCGGTGGTAGAAACTTACTCTATAACACATCCGACTTCGAATGGAATGCAATGTGGGCAGATAACGGACAGGGCGGTGGTGTAGTAGATACTTCTGTTGTGTATAACGGTAAAAGTACATTGAGGATTCCTATGCCACAAGGCGTTAAATATCTAGAAGGCAATATACCTTTAAAAAGAGGTACTTACTATACGTATTCTGCTATGGTTCGTGGTTCTGCAGCAGGAAACGGAACAGAATTAACACCTCTTCACTTTTGGGCGCATACATCCAAAGATACAAACGGACAAATGACAACCATCGTTAAATATGATCAGTCTATTTTAGATAAACAGTGGAAAAGGGTGTACGTTACATTTTTAACACCAGCGGATAAGGATTTGTACTTCTCTCCTTACATTTTCAACGGATTACCTTCTGGGACATTGCATGCAATAGAAATGTCGTTTCAGGAAGGTGACGTACTAATGGATTGGACAGCCAATCCGGATGAAGTTAGAGCTAAAATGCAACAAATCAGAACAGATTTACGTTTAACCGCACCACTTCCAACAACAATCAATATGGACCAGAACGGAATTACAGCTAATACATCCAAATCAGATTCTTTCGCTAGATTGGATTATCGCGGTATGTATATAAAAAAAGGTGCTGTACAAATAGAGCGAGCAGATGGATACAACTTAATCATAGATGGTACTGCAAACTTTGATATGGGTGTCAGTTCACATGAGCCACCATTTATGTCACCAGGTGTTGCTTATAGTGCATATTGGTATGCGACACGTAATACCACATGGTCAAATTGTAATTTCTTTACCTTCAAACACACAGGAAGGTACTTAGTTTTCGCACTGAGTCTTGCGGTTGACCCTGGTTCATCTGCACAAGTCAAAATTGTAGATAATGATGGGACAGATTTATGGTTTACATCACACAATAAAACAATCGCTGACAACTATTATATTAATCCGAGAATTGACTTAGGTGTACCAACAGGTGGCATGAAATACGTGTATTTAAGAACAGCTTCAAATAGCGCTGATCACACAGCATATGCAAGGGTGCTAAGTAAATGGCAAGAGGGGTGACATGAATGGAATTGAAAGAAAAATACGAACTTAACGAGCGATTTAAAACGTTTATTTATGCTGATTCGGATGAAAACGGGGCTATAACACAAGTTGAATGCGGACAACGTATCATCCCTAGCCAAGATTATATGCATTACTTTAGAGTTGATCGCTATATCGCAGACACTCTTTGGAACTATAAGGTAGTTTTAAACGGAAGAATTGCAGAATTACAAGCAATCGACCTTGAAATAGAAAACACAGTAAAAGAAAGATATTTTTCTCAAACGAAAGAAGAACTTATAAAACAAAAAGAAGAGTTGGAAGCCCAAATCCGCCAACTATACGAAGAAATAAATAAATAGATCATAACGCCATAAGGAGGTTATTACGTGACAATAAAAGATCTAGGAACTAGCATGGACAGGCAATGGCGCATTGATTTGAATGATAATTTTAGAGAGTTATCCGGGATGCAGGGGTCCGTTAATGATGCTGTAAATAAAGCGGAAACAGCAGAACAATTAGTTCAAGAAGCGAAAACAACAGCAAACAATGCAAATAATACATCGAACTCCGTTCAAGAACAGTTGAATCAAATCGTTATAGAGGGGGATTCCTCTGTTGAAGCAGCACAAGCTAGGATAGAAAAGGATGGGACTGTTCATGAAACGTTAAAAAAGCATACTGATGCCATTCATGAAAAAATTGATTTCCTACAAGAAACTGGTAGGAACGTCAGATTAGATGGAGCGAAACCTATTGAAGAAGATATTAGTTTCGATAGTACAGCAGCTATTCAAACATCATTAAATAGCTATAAAAACGTATTTATTCCTGATGGGACATTTTTAGTAGATCCAGTCATTTCTTTATTTATTAAAAGTAATTCAAAAGTTACATTCAGTAAAAATGCTATTATAAAATCTAAAACTACAAATGTTGGTGAATATAACATTATCTCATTGAAAGACGTATCGAATGTAGAGTTGATTAATCCAAATATTATTGGCGATAGAGACACGCATGTCGGAACAGCAGGAGAATGGGGACATGGTATTAACATACAAGGGTCTAGTAATATCACAATTCAGAATCCTAATATTTCAAAATGTTGGGGTGATGGAATATACATCGGGAGTACAGCAAAACAAAATTATTGTTCTAATGTAATGATTATAAATCCTCTAATTGATAGTTGCCGCAGACAAGGAATTTCCGTAATAAGCGCTAAAACTTTGCGTATTAATGACGGGATAATTAAAAATATAAGCGGAACACCTCCTGCTAGCGGAATCGATTTGGAACCGAATTTCAATTCTGAATTTCTACAAGATATTGTAATTGATAATCTTCAGACAGAAAACTGCGATGGGGCGGGAATTGAAATATTTGGTGGTGCATATGCTAATTCTTTAAATAAAGTAAGTGTAACAATACTTAATCATAAGGATACTAAGTCTAAATTCGGTGCTTACGTTAGAAGACCGATGCACAATGTTGAAGGGTTTGTTAATATAGAAAAACCAAATTATAGAGATAATCGTACGGCAACGTTCTTAGCTGAAATGTGGGCTTATAACGCTCCAAAAGTAACAATAACGGAACCTTATGTAGAAAATTCTCCAAGTAATATGGGAGTATTTTGGATAGGTGCAACCGATTCAACAACAGCAGATTTATCTTTAGATGTAGGTAATGTTCATATTATAAATCCGAAAGTAGTTGGTAGTAGTACGCCACGTTGTGTCTACTATGGAGTACCTAGCAAATTTAGAAATTTAATTAATTGCTCGCTCATTAATCCGGTTAAATTAGACAATGCCAATGGAGATTCATTTTTAGCATTTAATACTTATTTTGGTATGTCAGTTCAAAATTTCATATTAGAGGACAGAAATAAAATATTAACAAAGAATATTACTTCCGATTTAACGATGGACACGATGTACTGTTTTAAAAAGATAACAAATATTGGAGCTTCGTCTTTTGTTCGAGTAATCGCCACAATGTTTGATGGACAAGAAGTAACATTAGAAAATAGTACATCGGTGGGAATTGCTTTTCTTCATAGTGGTGCAAAAATCCTTCCTGACATTACAACGACAGGTGGAATGATTTCTACAACACAAATCGGAGCAACTATTACGCTACGTAAAAAAGGTTCGGATTTATTGATTGTAAACAAGTCAGGGAACTGGACTTCGCAATTAAGTAATAAAGGAACTATTACTTATAACGGGGATGGAGTAGTTTCTAAATCTATCCCTCACGGATTAGGTGTTATTCCCAGCTATTGGATTGTGAACCCGACGTCGTACGATGCTGGCACAGCAGGAATCAAATATACACTAGCAGACGCTACAAATATATATGTTTACTTTAGCAACGCACCTATATCCGGTACAAATAATATTATCTTGAAATGGCGAGCTGACGTTTAATTTTATCAAAGGAATTTGTTATGGTTGTGCAATTTCTCTTAGTTTTTAGGTTTTACTGTATCTTGTAATTGAACAATTCAAATAATGTAATAGTTTTAAAAACCCGAAGCGTGCTTATAGTAGGCTTTTTTATTTTTGAAAGGAGCTGAACCAATGCAAGAAATTCAAGATTTAAAGCAAGAGATCCAACAAATAAAGTTAGATCAAAAAGATATGCAACGAGATATCCGAAACATAGAAACACGTACCACTGTCAATGAAAAAGATATCGTTAATATAAACAAACAGCTCGAGAAGATTAGCGCCAATACAACATGGATTCTCCGGATCATAATTGGCGCGATTGTAACAGCACTAATTGGATTGTTATTGAAAGGAGGTGTATAAGATATGCCACTAACAAAAGAAAATATTTTAAAACGTTTGCGCAACTGGAAAACATGGGTTGCGCTTTTTTCATGCTTTGGACTGATTTTATCAGTATTCGGAGTAACTGGATTTGAAGGTAATTTAGAAAAGGTACAGCAAGCTGTTTATTTATTTGGTATTGCGCTAGGTATTTGGACAAGTCATGGAGACGCTACCGATCAAAACGAAAAAGGAGATGTTGAATAATGGGTTACATTGTAGATATATCTAAATGGAACGGTAATATTAATTGGGATGTGGCAGCACAACAATTAGATTTCGTAATCGCACGTGTGCAAGATGGTTCGAATTATGTGGACCCTTTGTATAAAGGATATGTACAAGCAATGAAAGCAAGAAACATTCCGTTTGGTAACTATGCGTTCTGTCGATTTGTATCAATTAACGATGCGAAGAAAGAAGCACAAGATTTCTGGAATCGCGGTGACAAGAGTGCTACAGTTTGGGTTGCAGATGTCGAAGTAAAAACAATGACTGATATGCGAGCAGGTGCACAAGCCTTTATCGATGAATTACGACGATTAGGCGCTCAGAAAGTAGGTTTATATGTTGGACATCATATGTATGCACCTTTCGGTATGGCGAATGTAAAAAGTGACTTTGTATGGATTCCACGTTATGGCGGTAATAAACCAAATTATCCTTGCGATATTTGGCAGTACACTGAGACGGGTAATGTCCCTGGCATCGGTAAATGTGATATTAACTCACTTGTAGGAGATAAACCTCTTTCGTGGTTTACTGGAGCTACACAGAATCACGAACAAGTTCAAGAAACTAAACGAAATGTTGTAGAAGTAGGAGGGATCAGCGGAGAAAATTTAGCTGATGTAGTTGGCGCTTTAAATTCAGTTCACATGACAGGTAACTTAAACCTTAAAAGTGATGGGTACATTTATCCTGTAACTGATCCAACTAGTGATGTTCAATTAAAAGCATTTACTGATTACCTTGACCGCAAAGGCTGGGTATATACAGTTAAGTAAAAAGAGGGTCTGCTCAACTTTGAGTAGGCCCTCTTTTTTTTAGTTTATATTCACTAATTCATCAAATTTAAATTCCGTATTCAAACCGAAAGCATCTGTACAATATACAGTTCGCATCATCGGTTCAATATGTAATACATTTATGTACATATCCTGCACCATTCCGTCACGATAGTATGAAATAGATATTTCCTCTTTACTTTGCATCGAATGTATAAGACTTCGTTCAATCTGCTCCTGCATGTCTTCAGAGACTATTGGTCTTGGCACTTTCTTTAAGTCATTAAGTATTTCTCTAATTCCTGCAAACTGTTCCGGCATACTTGCGAAGGGAGTCCACTTGACCATCCCTCTTCCACGTATTTTTGGTGTTCCCCAGTTTTGATTTTCCATGATGATAATCCCCCGATTCGTGTAATTTATGTCCATTATACACGAACATTTGTTCTTTTTGAAGGGGCTAGAAATCATTCAAGTTTAGCATTCGATGTTTTCGAATTAAGTTGCATGGTATATCGTAACACTAATTTTTTGTGGGTGCTTTGCCATAAGTCTTTAGAGCTAAACCTTTCGCCGTCTATGATATAAGAAACTCCTTTCGGTAAATCAGTAATCTCCACTTCTACTTTGTGACCTGCATCCTCTATGAATTGTTCTAATGTCTTTAATTTCATTTTTTGCTCCTTCTTCATTAGATTGATTATTCAGATATTTATCTGTAAACTTAAACCTTGTTTCATTTTTCCCTCCAATCCTTTGTAATCAACCGGTTACTACTAATATAACAAAACATCGACTAAATCCTTGAAAATCGGCCATAAAATTAAAATTATTTTAGACGTGCAACAAAAGTATATTCCGAGCATATAGCTAGTAGCGTATAGCGCGCTCATAGCTAACCAACAAGTCCACTGCAAAAGTAGGACTATTTTTTATGTCATTTTCGGTAATATCGGTATTACCGTTTTACATTGTCCAGAAGTCTGTAACTTGTTTTCGCGGATCATGCTTCCTAACCACCTTCATGATTTTCTGCATAGTGTTAGGAGACGGAATATAATCCTTATCATTACATAATTGACCTACTGTATTTCTGTTAACCTTGCTAACTTTCGAAAAGTCTTGAATTGAATAATCGTAGTTGGCTAGGAATTTAGCTAATTTTGTTTTATGTCTTCCGATACCTCTGCCCCACATATGAATCTCCTCCGTAATCTTTTTTACCATCCTTGTCCAAAATGCAAAAAACTATACGCAATTGCACAAAAGAATTGGCATATTGTTCAAGCAGAACGAAATACCCTTTAACAAAGCGATATTACCGCTACTACCAAAAGGAGTGTTGTAAATGGCTAAGTTCAGCAAACCAGTAGCATTCAACGAGAAGAACGAGAAAGACAGATTAATATTAAAACACGTTAAACGTCGTAATTTTAGCGGATATGTGAAGAAATTACTTTGGGAAGCTATGAGTCTCGATATGATAAAAAAAGAGCATATGGAGCAATCTGAGAAGTCAAATGTAGAGAATGTCGAGATTAAAGCAGAGAAAAAGGTAACTCCTGCTCCTAAACCACAGCCAACAGCATCCGAACGTATCCAACAACTCAAATCACAAACAAAGAAGCAGCAGACCTCGCCAAGTCCACTGCCATTTATGCCAACTAGCCCACGAAAATGTTAACTAATGTACCAATAATTGCTCCTACTGTTACAGCGATAGCTACATGCATTAGTAATCCCTCCATTTCTAAGGATTTACCGTTAGTATGTCCTGTTCGAAAAATAACATGTGAGAGGTGTACATCATGGCGAAAACAGAGGTAATACCGTTTCGTTCGTTTATGGATGGGAGTTATAAAAAGAAGGAGAAAAGTGATATTACCGCTTTAAAAAAAGTTATTACCGCTACTACCGGTTCACTTATCATGATCCTTCCTAAAGCAACACTTGCAGCAACAGTTAATAGCACTTTTGGAAATGTTCACGGTGCAATTATGAATGCATTTGATGCAGGTGTAGTACTTGTCATTATTTTCAGTGGAGCAAGTTGGGCGCTTGGTCATCGTACAAAGGCGCTAGAAATATTAATTGGTGTGTCTTGTGGATATATTCTCGCTAGGCATGCAATTGATATCAGAAATTTTCTACAAGGGATATAGGGGGATGACATCATGAAATTCATCTTAGATGGCGGGAAAATGGTTTTGGCTAACGCAGGTGGTTATATCGGTGAAAAGGCAAAAGAAGGTTCATTTATGGATGCTTTGAACAATTTTAGCGATAGTATTGTTCATACCGAAATAGAATTCATTCTAAAACCTATTGGTCACTTTCTTAAAGAATGCGGAGCATTGCTATGGGATTGGTTTATTGTGAGTCTTCCCGACTTGATGGGATACACGACGATAGCAGCAGGAGCGTTTATCATCATTTCATCCATGTTAGGAAAAGGGAGTATGATGAAAACCATTAGTTGGTATACGGCACTATTAATCCTCGTTCTTACGATCCTTGGAGGTGTTTGAAGTGGATGATAAAAAAGTACCAAATCAGGAGCAGAAGTTTTACTATCCTGCTATTTATCTCGGTGGTGTGCCAGCAGAAATACCAAAGAAGAAAAAGAAGTGGTGGAAACGAACTGAAACAATATCATGGTCTGAGTTCTTTCAAGTTGAGCAAAATAAAATGGTTGTGTACCGAATCATTCCCCATTCTAACGTTTCCAATAATACCCGGAGACTTTGGAAGTCAATTTATAAGATGTACGAAATGTACGAATCACCAGGAACGCGTCTGGAACGTGACGGACTCCGCTTTATATATCGCGAAAAGGATTCATTTTGGTTCGATGTGATATTCAAAAAAGAGAATGACCAAAAGAAAATCGAATTTTATGTTTCTACATCAGAGTATCAAGCAATCAAATTAAAACGAAAGTTAGAAAATAAGATGAATGTCACGATTAAAGAAGCATCAATAGAGCGAATACAAGTGCCAGAAGAAAATACGATAGTGCAGGAGTTAAAGTATCTTAAACACGATATATTTAGCTTGAACACAAACGCAAACGAGCAGAAGACACCGATAGCAGCTGTCTTGAACACAATAGATGAATTGCAATTTGATGGTGATTTTGCAAGGTTAAGTATCTGCAATGAAGCAGAGAACCGTCAAAAGTGGATAAAGAATGCATCTTGGGCTTACGAGAAGTTATCTAAAGGGAAAGTTCCTCAACGAGCTACATTGAACTCTAAAATGATTCTTGGCGCATCTAAAAAGACAATTGGCGGATTCGTGAATGAGGTCAATTACTTGATATCGGATTTATTTAACGCTCTATCCAATACATTTTTCAAAAGTGATAAGTCTTACTCTAAAGACAAAGTAATTGATAAACCATTTAGTTTAGAAGATGAAATAAACTCACGTCAGATCAGTACTGCTAGTCGTGAAAAGTTAAATAATCCCGCATTCAAAAGCCATATACGCATAGCGGCGCACTCACATGACCGTCTAACAAGAGAAACGATTAGTGAAACCTTATCCCTATCATTTAGCGAAATAGCCGACAATAACGAACTACATGGCGTTAAAATTAACATAAAGAGCAGGAAGAAAGAAATTATCCAAGAGTTGAATACATTGCACCTCTCCAAACGTACGAAAATGAATGGTAACGTGAATTTAATCTCAACGGATGAAATGGCTAAGTTAGCAATGCAAATGCCTACAGCGGAACTGCAACGGCGTTATGAGGAAGCATTAAGTGTGAAGAAAAGAACGGAAATTGATATTCCAAGTGTATTATGTGATCCGAATGGCATTCATTTAGGAGATAGCGAACTGAAGGATAAGAAAATACCAATCTACTTCCCTGTTAAGAATCCAGATGAGTTGTATAGAGGATATACCTTTATTGGCGGGCAAGGAAATGGAAAAGACACTTCCATTAAAAACTGGGTAGTAGACGGATGTTTAAATCATGGTATTAGCGCTATTATTCCTGAAGTAATTTGCGAAGCGGGAGAGCGTGGCATGGCTGACGGCATAAGGGACGCTCTACCCAGTGACAAAATAATAGATATTGATTTGAGCGATGAAAACTACATTGTCCCAATGGATTTGACTGAAATAATAGCAAAGTTGGGTCGCAAAGGCGCGAGCAGGTTCGCAGATGAAGTTATAGATTTCTTTGGTGATATGGAGAAGATGGCCCGTTCTAAACGTTACTTAAAAGCAGCAGCTAAGGCATCAGGTGGTTCTTTGTTCAATATTAAGAGAATCCTAGAGGATGAAGAGTTTCGTGTAAGCATAATTGAAGGACTGATCCAAGAAGGAAATAAAAGATTAGCAGAAGAGCTACTGTCCTGGGGAGATAACGAAGAGTTAGGAAGCAAGGCTGATGCAGTGTTGAATAGATTAGATGACTTCTTTGGAAATGACACTTTATATGATATCTTTTCACAGCAACCGAAAAAAGAAGTTGATTTTGCTAAATGGATGCAGGAAGGGAAGGTTGTTATTATCCGCATACCAAACCGAAAATTAGGTGAATTAGCATCTAAAACACTTGTTCATTGGATTACACTAAAAACATTCATGACGCGGATGCTAATGAGTAAAGAAGAACAGAGTCGAGGGTGTTTCGTTGTATTTAATGAGCCTGAGCAATACGCTACGGAAGGATTAACTAAACTAATGGGGCGCATTGGTACAGAAGGGCGTAAGGAACGACTTGGAGCGCTATATGCATTCCATCATTGGAATAAGTTACCACACTCTTTACAAGAGAATTTACAAGGTGGCGGAGTGCAACAAATCCTTTTCTCAAATGACCACATTAAAACATTTGAGTTGTCCCAACATCGACTAGAACCAACAATATCAATCGATGATGCAGCAAGATTACCACGATTCCATGCAATCATTTCTGTAAGAGCCGGCGGTGATCTGCAACATGCATTCATCTGCAAAATGAAACCACCAGTGGAACAGAAATATAGTAACTCTTCCCTAACTAAACAGCACACCCAATTGTACGGTAGAAGCTGGGAAGAGTTACAGGGGTAACAGACTATATCTATGTTATGTAACTGCATAAGAATGTAGAATAAAAAAGTCCTGTGTATGCAGGGCTTTTTATTTAATCCAGAATTGCCACCATTTCTTCTTCTCCTGCGCTGCAACTAACATCTTTTTAGTCTCTTGTTGTTCGCGAATCGTTTGCATGAGTAGTTCGTCATGGCTCTTTAAACGTTCACCAAGACGTTCCTCTGCTGATTGTATTGCCTCTTTCATATGCTGTTGTATTTCTTCTTTAAGTTCTTGTTTGATCTCTTCTACAAGCTCTGATTTTAATTCATCTTTCCAACTATTGAAGGCTAGTTTTTTTAGTTCCTCCAAGGCTTTTTCTCGATCGTTATCTCTAATAAGAGGTGCAGGAACAGTCCCCGTTCCACCGTTCCTATCTTCTGAACTGTATTCTTCAGCAATTACTTTAGCAGCCATAGAACGTGTCGTTCCTGCGTTCCCGATAAGTGATTGAAACTTTCGCAATGCAATCAAGTCGTGTTCTGTGAAAGCTCTGTTTTCTCTGTTCTTTCCGTCCTTAACCTTAATAAACTTGTATCCGTTCTTCTCTAGTTCCAAACACCATTTACGTAAATAGCTGTCACTTATACCGAGGGTCTCAGCAACTTCCTTTGTCCAATAGGATTTTTCTAATGAGTCACGATTCCCGTTCCATTGTTCCTGATCCATTTGTATCCGTTCCCCCTTTCGTTCCTATTGCAACATTCTCCCTAAGAATCTACAATCCTCCCTAAAAACTTTTGAGAATAAAAAAAGGATAAGCGTTATGCTTGTCCTTTTATAGATATTATGTCAGTTAAGTTAGTTTTCTCATTTGAATTCAAATTATTATTGATATAGTAATCTAGCATTTCATCAATAAGCTCATAATTTTTTATGTCTTTAATTGTGCAAATGGCTTTTATTTTATTAAGTGTTTCAGGTGATACTTTTACATTTTTTCTTTCTGTTGCTGACAATGAACTCTTTTTCTGTGGTTTAGAATCTTCTTGAATAGGCGTAACAGTCACCAAGTATTGTTTATCCAAAATAACCACTCCTTTTATATTTTTATAAATTTATACTTTTATAAAAATATAAATTTATAAATTCAGGTAGGTATAAAATTAAACTTTATACCTATTCTCGGCTTTTCTTTACTTCAAGCACTTGTTTTACAGCATTTTTTACTAACTTTTGCTTTGGTGCAGGTAATGAAGCAACTTTTTCTTCAATCAACATATTTATCACTTCGTAGATCTTCATATCTTCAATTGTAGCAAGTGTGGATATCGCTGTGTGAGTTTCTAATGAGACACGGAAAGATTTAGGTAACTCTTTCGTAGTAAGTTTTCTCTTCGGTTTTTCAAAGAGTTTATCATCATCAGGAAAACTACGTTCCTGATTTTCTTTACTTTCTGGTGTAAAGGTTACTGACCCTTCAGTTTTCTTTCTTCTCATACCAAGTTGTTCTTTGTCTATATTCAATTTGTTATCCATTTACTGTTGTCATTCCTTCCAAAATCTCGATTCTTTTTTCAACTTCACCTGCGATATTTTGGTATACAGTATGAACGTTTTTATCATGAACGTCTTTTAGATTATAAGTGATTCCTGTTCTATCAAATCGTTTTAAACGTGCCATCTGTTTAATGATGTTACTGAATACATTGGCTTTACCAAAAATCTCTTCTGCTTCTTGAAGGATATCTTTGTCGATTTCATTCCCGTTTTGCATTAGTACAGGTAACGCCCCGATAATTTCTAACGGTAAATTGTAATCATCTGCTAATGAGAATACATGTTCAACGTATTTTTGAGCACCCTTTAATGATCTTTCTTGCGTTTGTAAAATAACCATTACATAGTCACTAGCGACTAAGGCACTGTCCGCAAATTTATTTAACTGTGGTGGCACATCAATAAAAATGTAATCATAATTTTCTTTGATTGTGCTTAACTGTTTTGCGAAATAAGTATCTTGTGAGAAGTCATCCTCAAAATTTCTGAATAGGAATTTCTCATATGTTTGTAAATCCTCGTAAGAAGGAAGTAGGTCTAAGTTAGGAAGTACATTAATCAGCGCACTTTGTAAGTTTGCATCTATAAGAGACATAGCTAAAGTTCTTTTGAATTCCGGCTCGATTGAATGGACTTTTTTCATTGTGTTGAATAGTAAATCAGTCGCATTTGCTTGCGGATCTAAATCTACTAATAAAGTTTTCTTTCCATATTTCGCGAATGTATAAGCTAACATGACAGCATTAGTAGTCTTTCCGACTCCACCTTTGAAGTTCCCAGTTGTGATAACCTTGCACATTTTCCGTCACCTCGTAAAAAAAAGTTTTTTTATACTTTTATAAATTTATAATTTGATTTTATACCACAACAAACCTACGGTAAAGTATAAAATTATAATTTTATACTTTTATAAACAGTTGGCTATTCAATTATAAGTACAAGATGTGAAAAAAATTATTTTTTAAAAAGACTGTAATATCAAGGTAAATAAGTGTATTTTTTATAAAAATATAAAATTATAAATTTATAAATTTATAATTTTATATTTTTATAAAAAAT